AGATACCACTGCCAATAAAATGGATCCCGCCACTCTAGCAAGAGCCAACCAATTAAATAAACAATATGGCGGTGCTGGAATTATGATATGGGTTATTCCAGGCTGGGGGTATAATGTAAATAGTATTAAAGATTTAAATGCTATGGGATTTAATATTGACGCATCTAAATGTTCGGGTGGAAAATGTCCGACACCTAAAAATCCATGTTCTAATGGTATGACTGCAAAATGTATTGCATCCTCATGCGGTAAAAGCGCACAAAGCGTAACCGACGCAAATTGCTCCCCTTGTGCATCAGGACAAACATACTGGCCTTGTGGTGATTTAAATTTTTGCGAAGCAGACATACCACAAACTTGCTTTTAGTTGGGGTATAAACACCCCTGCTATATATAAATATCCCGATTATCTCGATTATTTTCTTGGGTTTGTCTATTTCTTATTTCTGCAAGTCTTTCTGCATTAATTCGTTCTTCCTCAGCAATTCCATTATTAATTTCTTCTTTTATGTTATATAAGTTTTTAGGGTCATTGTTATCTGCTTCGGGTTTTTTGTAATAATCATTTGTTTTGTGTTTTTTTCCTTTAGTTATTTCCTTATATTTATGTTGAACTGCTTTTTTTACTTCATTATTTTCATTCAATTGCTTTAATAAACTATTTATTAAGGCTTTCTTTTCTTTATCCCGGAATGCAGTATCTAATATTTCCCTAATTATATCAGTCAAACCTTTTTTATCATGTTCGCTATTTATAAAATTATTATGATAGACAATTAGATTTTTCATATATTTTATTATTTCATCTTGTGATAGATCATTTTTAAAATTATAAAATAATTCTATTTTGGATTCATTAATATTTTTTTTTAATTCTTTTATAAAATTATCATCTGTCATTTTTTCTATTTCCATTTTTTCATTAAGTACGGAAACAATATCTTGATTGACATTATTTTTATAAAAGGAAATATTATCTTGATTCCGTTTATATAAATAATAGCAAAGTAAAATATCTATACTATTTATTGATTTATAAATCTTTTTGAAATCTTCTAAAGTAATATGCTCTAGAGACTCACATCGGAAAGGATTTAAATTTATTGTTATATTAGTATTATTATTTGTAATATTATTATTTGTAATATTATTATTTGTTGTGTTATTATTAGTATTATTAGTTGTGCTATTATCTGTATTTAGTGATAAATCGGAATTAATAATATCATTAAAACTTATTCCTGAAGTATTACTAGTATTATTAGTTGATTCAGAAATATTCCCAGTAATGGGTAATTTGTTTTGACCTTTACATCTATTTAATTTTTTATGTTTATGTAAGGCTTGTCTATCACTAAATTTATGATTGCAATCAGTACATACATTTTTAACATTTATACTTTCACTAGTATTATTATTAGCACTAGTATTACTCAAACTTAATACTTGATTACTATTATTTTTATTAAATAATGTTATAAAATCATTAAATAAAATTGTTTTTTCTTCATTAGTCTTTGCTTTATTAATAGTATCCTGAAGTACATTAGTAGCAAATTTTATTAAATTATTACTACCTTCTTTATCTTCAATATTAATACTTGCAGTAGAATTAGATTGATTACTAACTATGTTATTACTAATTGTAATTCTAGTGCAATCTTTTTTATTTGCTTGATGTCTTTGAAGAGTTGATAAATATTTCAAATCTTTATGACATTTATTACAAATATGTTGGCTCATTTTTTATTATTTTTTTTAATATTTTTTTTTAAATATTTTTTAAATATTTTTTAAAATAATTTTAGTATAAATCTAGTATATTAGAAGATAAAAAATTCTCGCAAATTTCCGCAAAAAATTACAAATAATTTTTATAAATTATACTATTTTAAAATACATTAAGTTTTTAATAAAAATAAGATAAATATAATAATAAAAGTATATTAGAATTTATAAGGAACTACATCAGGACTACATTAGGACTACATCAGGACTACAGAGGACTACACAGTAATATACACAATGAGTGAATATATTAATATTTTAGGTATGTAGTCCTGATGTAGTCCTAATTCCCGGCAAATAGGGAGGGGGGGGGAAATATTTAAAAAAAATTTTACCCATAAACTGAATTATTTTTTAATATTATTTTTTGTCATTAATAAATGCTCTTAAAATAATATCATAAAAGTCATATACTAATATATAATGCAGTTTTTACGTATTTGATATTGGATGAATTACTGTGAGGGCTTAGCCCCCATTACCCCTTTGCTGGGTTACACCCAGACCGCTTAACTCACGCAAGCGTGAGTATTATTTGATTATTTTTATAGTTTTGTTAAATTGTTATCCAGCAATCATAAATTTTATGTCTTCCAGATAATTATTTTATAGTTTCAGTATATTGTTTTATTGTTTTAGTAAATTGTTTTATTACTTTTGTTATATTGTTATCTAGCAATCATTATGTCTTCCAGATAATTATTTTATAGTTTCAGTATATTGTTTTATAGTTTCAGTATATTGTTTTATTGTTTTAGTAAATTGTTATCTAGCAATCATTATTTTTTATGTCTTCCAGATAAGTTTTTATAGTTGTAGTATATTGTTTTAGTAAATTGTTATCTAGCAATCATTATTTTTTATGTCTTCCAGATAATTATTTTATAGTTTCAGTATATTGTTTTAGTAAATTGTTATCTAGCAATCATTATTTTTTATGTCTTCCAGATAATTATTTTATAGTTTCAGTATATTGTTTTAGTAAATTGTCATCTAGCAATCATTATTTTTTATGTCTTCCAGATAAGTTTTTATAGTTGTAGTATATTGTTTTTATTGCCTTTGTTATATTGTTTTATTGCTTTAGTAAATTGTTATCTAGGAATCATAAATTTTATGTCTTCCAGATAATTATTTTATTATTTTTGTATATTATTATATCAATTTAAAGATATTATTCCATATACTAGAAAAAACAAATAAAATCAAAAATCAAAAATCAAAATGAATCAAGGTGATTTAATAGTTGATGCCGTCCGCAAATTTCTTGCAAAGAATAAAGTTAAAATCCTCTTTGGAACGCCATGCTTTGGTGGAATGTTGCATAATGGTTATTTCCAAAGTATGTTAGAATTAAGTGGAAATTTTACTAAATTAGGAATTCCTTTTGAAGTATGCACAATTGGTAATGAAAGTCTAATTCAACGTGCCAGAAATGGTATTGTTGCCAAATTTATGGCTGATGATTCCGCAACCCATTTAATGTTTATTGACGCAGATATTACTTTTAGTTGGGTTAGTATTATTAAATTATTATTGGGTAATAAGGAATTAAGTGGTGGATGTTATCCGAAGAAGTGTTTTAATTGGGATAAGATAAAGCATCATAATCAAAAAAATCCTGATATGAAAGATGATGAATTAATGGCTAAATCATTAGATTATGTTTTCAATCCAATTTATCATCAACAGGGTTCGCAAGTTGTTATCCGCTTAGAAAATGGTATGGCACAAGTCAAAGATATTGGCACCGGCTTTATGATTATTCAAAAATCAGTAATTCGCAAAATGATTGCAAAATATCCCGATACCAAATATAAAAATAATGTTGCAGGATATGGACAAAATAATATGAACGAATATTTCTATTCGCTATTTGATTGTTGTATTGACCCCGTCAGCCGGGTTTATCTAAGTGAGGATTATTTATTCTGTAAGCGATGGATTGATATTGGTGGCGAATTATGGCTAGACGTTAATACTAATTTAAATCATACTGGAATAATTGATTATAAGGGCTGTTTGGCTTTAACTATTGGGGAAGCAGATGTATTAAATAAAGACGCACAAATTCTTCGCCAACAGAATGAACAAAAGGCGGCACAACAGGCAAAGGCGAATGTGAATGTGAATGGAAATAAAGCAGTTCCAATGCAACCAGTTACGGAACCATTAAAAGCAGTTGGGACAACCGATACGCAAAATCAAGCAAGTAATCAATCAAGTAAGAAAAAAAAGAATAAGAATAAGAATAATAAAAAATATAAACACAACAATCAAAGTAATAATAATACAATTGCAGGCGATTGTTCGGTTAATGCAGAAATAAATAATAATAATAGTGTCGGGAATAGTGTCGGGGTAGAAGAATCAAGTAGTGATGAGGAAGAAGGAAAAGAAGTAAAAAAAGATTTGAAAGATTTGAAAGATTTGAAAAATTTGAAAATGGAAAAAATAAATGAGCAAGCATTTGATGGTAATCATTGCTAGGTTCTAATGTCGTTTAGTTTGTTGATTTTTGTTTTGTTGATGTTTATGGTGTTTATTTTTAACACTATATTTCTTATGACTAGTAAATTGTTTGTTGTCTTGTTTGTGATATTGTTTTTGTCCCCGAGAATGATATTTCTTGGATTTGGGATAATTGGTTTTTGATTTTTTAAGTTTTCTTACACGATATGAAATTTTTCTACCACCTAGAAGGAAAAATGGGTCTGCTGGGTGTCCGGCATTATCTGTTGCATCACCCGGGAAATCAACGATATTGTTTATTATTTGGTCTGCTAATACTTCTCCTACTCCTCCTCCTCCTCCTACTAACGCTATTGCGTTGGTGAAAGCAAATATATTTGCCCAATTGGGGAATACAAATGCTGCAGGAACTGCTGGTGAATTGGTGATGGTCGCAGCAACACCACCAAATAATGCATTAAAAAGTGCGTGCAAACCGGTTGGATTATTTGCGGCATCAGGAACAGCAGCACCATTGATATAATAAGCAAGGGCATTGACTAAAAATATTACATCATCTGCTGCTGCTGCTGCTCCTCGTGCTTGTGCTCCTCCTGGAATTGCTGCTAGTGCTTGTGCTGCAAAACCACCACGTGCACTAGTGCCAGGATTTGCAACAGCATACTGAGCAGCATTAATAATATTATTAGCCCGGGCAATATTTATCATCAATGCAGAACCAGTTGCAAATAGACGGAAATTAGCAGCAGATGCTTGAGCAGCAGGATTACCAGCAGCAGCAGCAGCAGCATCAACCGCTTCTTTTGCCTCTTTTGCTTTGATTGCAATATCCTTGGCGGTTGCAGCAGCATCAGCAAGAACAATTGTAGCATTAACACCAAAATCAGGATGAGCTGCAACTGCAGCAACAAAAGCCGGTGCAACATTAGCAACAGCAGCCGCCGTTTCAGCAGCAGTCGGCAAAGGCATACTTAGCAGTAATGCACGACGTTTGGCGACTGCTGCTGCTGCTGCTAGTCCTGTTGGTGCTGTTGGTGCTGCGGAAGCTTGGGCACCACCAGCACCACCAGCAGCTTGTCTTACTAGAAAGGCATTGAGGTCAGCAGCAGCATGATTAGGATTATTATTGCCAGGTACAGCCGAACATGCACTCATTGCATAAGTTGATATAAAAACTGAAGTAACAGCGGCAGCACGAGCACCAGCAGCAAGAGCACCGGCACCATTAGGATTAGCAGCAGCATTAGCAGCACCGCTGGCAGTTCTCGCCGTAATTAGTGCTGCACTTTGGGAAATATGTGCGGGCAAAATGGGAGGACCAGGGGGAATAGCACCACCACCACCAGCCGCTTGTGCCGACCCATTATGACTTCTCGCCACCGCCGCCACCGCCGCATATTTTATCCAAGCCCGCTGAGCATCATTCGCACCGGCACAAAATATCAACTTGGCAAGAACTTCGGCGGAAAGGCTTGCACCTGCATCCGTAAGCCAAAGAAAATCATTGTGGCAAAGGGTAGTTTCATTGTCGGTGGGTGCTGCTGCTGGTGGTGGATTTGATTGCAATTTGAGATGAGTTGCATCTGCGACAGGAGCAGCTAAACCACCAATAATTACCAATATAGCATTAGCAAATGCAGCCATTGCAATGCATTTAGTAGGATAGTTATCACCAACACCACCAAAATTATTAGCATTCGTAATAGTTTCGAAAACCGCTTTAACAAATTCTGTTCCATTGTTTGCAGCAGCTTGTTTCTGCCCCACAATACGTAGAAAATGAACTGAATTCCAAATATTAGCAGCACCAGCGGCGATTAATAGATGTCCAACTAATTTTCCTATTTGGTTATTGGCACCAGCTTCAATTTGAGTGAGGTTCCGGAAATTACCTTCTAGAATGTTAAAATGATTATTTGCATAACCAATATCACCGGGATTACCTGCACCATTTATAAGTTGTGTAGCAGCACCACCACCACCAACACTCGCCAAACTAGTAATAATATGTTGGGCGAAAGTAGCTTCATCCGTTGGTGCATTACGACCAGCACACACATTGTCCAATGCTTGGTTTTTATTAGCCAATGCTTGGAAAACACCTTTCATAAAATTAATACGCTCGACAGCACCACCGGCAAAATCATGGGCTGAACACATAGCCCCAATCAATTTTGCAGACCATCGAGCATGTTCGCCCACATCACCAACAGCAACCGCGGCCGCAGCAATATCTGCATTAACCATTAATTTCCCAACCTCTACACCAAGGGCATTACTTGAATCTACAAAAAATTCAAGGTTGGCTTGAATAAATGTTTCACCAATACCACCAACACCAGCATCATTATTAGATAAATATTTAATGAAAGTCCCGGCAAACGTTTTTTTAGCAGCAGCATCGGCAATTTCATTTCCATTTAATGAGGTGAAAATACCTGTGACAAAGGCTAGTTTATTAAGAGCAGCAGATAGGGCAGCACCTGCAGCACTAACCACAGCATTAATCAATGCGACTGAATGTTCAACATTACCATTACCAGATTTAACAATCAATTTCCCTACCAACTCACCTAATGCCTGATCGGAATCTGCGAAAAATCCAAGATTAGCAAAAGTAGCATTATTACTCATTGCATTGATAATAGCATCAGCAAATGCCGCATCGACCGCAACATCATCAGTTATTGATGTGAAAATACCTTTGACGAAGAGTAGTATACCAGCAGCACCACCACGCAAGGCAGCAGCACAAACAGCACTAATCAATGCGACTGAATGAGCAACATTAGCAGGAACGGCATTACCAGATTTAACCACCAATTTCCCTACCAACTCACCTAATGCCTGATCGGAATCTGCGAAAAATCCAAGATTAGCAACAGGAAAAGTAGCACCTGTTCCAATAGCATTGATAATAGCATCAGCAAATACATCATCGACCGCAGCAGCAGCACCATCAGCCGTTAATGAGGTGAAAATACCTGTGACGAAGGCTAGTTTTTTGTCATTACCAGCACCAGACAAAGCAGCGGGACAAACCAGTTCAACAATCTTTACAATTGCTGCTTGTAGTGTTGCTGGTAGTAGTGGTGCAATAACCGCAGATATCGATTTAGTAATTAATTTTTGAATACTTTCATAAATTTCTTTATTATCGGAAGCAAGTAAATGATTTATGTTTTCAAAAGCACCAACACCAGCACCACCACCAAAATTAGCAAGAGCAGCTTCATCCACTAATTTTTCGATAAAAAATTTAGCTTGTTCTGGAGTTACATTTACAACATCTGTCGTGAAACTTGTCAATAAACCTTGAATAAAATAATTTCGTGCGATCGCATTAGCACCTCCTCCTGTTAAAACATCCGAACAAATACCATTGATAAATCTGACATACCTTAGTAATTTTGTTTGGATGCTTGGCGGATCTGTAGTGACATTTTTTGCCCTGAGCATTAAAGTTCCAAAACTAGAACCTAAATTTTGACTAGATATAGCAAAGTTTTTGATGGCAACTACATTTGCATCAGCACCAAGAGCAGCAACAGCATTTCCAGCAATATTAGTATATAATTCTTCTTGGAATTTTTTAATAATTTGATTTGCAATGTCTGGGGAGATACCGCCATTTTTATCTGCATCTGGAACTATAGGCTCTTTAGCTAATTGTTCAAAAACCCCTTCGAAGAAACTTAATTGTGCGTCTTGTAATTGGGTTTCTGCAACAGCAGGGGAAATTGTTTTACAGGCAGCAATAAGAAAATTATTTATAATTATACTTTTATCCGCCATTCCCCCAGGCAACATTCCCCCAGGGATAGCGACATAAGTACTAACCGAAACAATCAATTTGCCGATTTGTATACCCAATTCTTTCGAACTTTTAGTAAATTCCCTAAGTTTATTATTCTCACCCAATTTTGTTAAAAGTTTTGGTTTAAATTTTTTGGCATCTTCTATATTATTGACAATATCTTTAATTATTTTTGATACAAATATTATTTTTTCACCCGCAAAATTCCCAGAATTACATATACGATTAATAAAGCCACCAATATCAATTGGGTCTATATAATCTTTTCCAACTATAGCAGGATATTCTTTTGTGAATATTGCACTTACATTTTTATAATTTTCACCAGCAAATTCTAACTCACTAACTCTGCTATATTTTGCAAAATATTCTGCCTGTTCATTTGTAACTCTTGTCAAAGCAGTTGTATCTAACTTTGTTATTGATTTAGACAATTGGCTAAAAACAAAAGGGCTAATTCCAGAGATTGCATCAGATGTCAATGATGATAATTTATCGCCAATTTTATCAATTATTTTTGCGACAAGACATATTTTGTATGCATCAATCTGAACAGTAGATGCTAGTTGTTTTACCCTTTGTATTTCCGCATATAAATCTTTGACAGTTCCCGGTAGTGCTGCTGGTGCTCCTCCTAATAATGCTAAAATTCCTGCATCATCCGCAATTGCCACAAGTGCCACGCCGATTGCTGAATTATCTCCGGTTACTGGGGTTGCAAGATCACATAATTTTTTCATTTGTGCCTCATTTATATGTCCAATTTGTTCCTTAGTTAGCTCATTTAAATCAAATTTATATAAATCAGTTTGTTGAAATTCTTTTGCTGTTTTAAGTGCTTTAAGTTGGTCTGTAGTAACACAGTTTTTACTATTTTCTAATAATTCTTTTAATTTTGTTTCAATTATTCCCGCAAAAACTTCTGACTTAATATATTGAATTTTATCGGCATTACATAAAGCTTTAAGAAAAGGATTATTTAAAACATTAAACTGGTTTGGTATAATTGTTCCTAATTGAGCGTCACTAATAATTGATGTATCCATATTATTGAGTATAGTACCTGGAATTTCTTGGAATGTCATTGGGTCAGCAATTTTTATATATTGAAAATTATTACCAAAAGCGTTTAATTTTTTAAAACCATCTGCACTGTTAGCCAATGCTTTAATTTGTCCTGGTGTAATTTTTTCTATGTGTTCTTGATTTAAATTATTAATTATGCTGATGGTAAAAGTTGCAAAAACTTCATCTCTAATTATAGCAAAGTTGTCTGCTGTAATATCATTAATTTGTGCTTCTTTCTTCTCTAATTGTGTAATTAAACTTTTTCCAATTTTTGCACCATCTGTTGTTTTTAATGCATCTGACAAATCTTGTAGTGTTATGTCCTTAAATATGTTTATGGCAGTTCCTATTTCCGTATGGGCATATTGTTTTTTGATTGCGTCTTCAAGGGCGGAGCCGTGAAAGTTAGAAGGGATACTTATCGGCTTTTTTAATAAGCCTGTTTTTTGTTTTTGTGGTTCAGTAACTTCTTTAAGAAGTTTTACTAATTCATCATCCTTTTCAGTTTTATTTTGAATTTTAGGTAAAATAATGTCAACATATGCTTGAACCAAGGCATTATATTTTCGTTCAGGAGCAGGAGCAGCTGCAGCAGCTGCAGCAACTGCAGCACCACCAACTAATAATTTCCTTTTTTTACCACCACCTGCAAGTGCTGTTCTGCTAGAAACTATTTTTCTCATAATAGATTTGGCTTTTTGTGTTGTTGCATTACTTGTAATCGATAAAAAATCTATTAATTTATTAGCTTGTTCCGTAGTCATCTTTTCAATTTGTTTATCGCTGAATGCATCAATGATATTTTCATTAAAATCCTTAAATAATTCTGGAGGTATTGCAGCAAATGCATCAGGAGTTAAATCACTAATATTAACACCCATACTATTAATATTTGCGTTTGTAAATAATAATGCTTGTTCTTTGGTAATTTTTTTGATTTCACTAAATTCACTAAGATCTTTAGGAATGGGAGTTAGGTCTGGATTTTGCAAATTTTTTAATATATTTATACATTCTTGTCTATCTTTGTTAGTACCTGCTAATATTGTATTAATTGTTGAACTACTTGTTGGATTGTCTTTAAACAATGGTAGTTGTGAATTAATATTAATATTATTAATCAAGTTATTAAGTCTATTTATAAAATTATTAAATGTATTGATAAACTCTATTCTATCCCCACCTAATTTTTTTATAGCTTCAATAATTGCGGGTTTTGTAACTTCATCAATATCACTTTCATTTTTTAGGTATTTCTTAATTTCTTCTTCTTTTACTGTGATAGTACTAGGCAAATTGCCTTTTACGGCTTCAACAACTTCATTTAGAGCGCCACTAATACTATCATTAATATTCTTCTGTTCTGCCATATATGTGCTGATAATGGTATCAGATTCACTATATTGTTGAACTAATTTAGTACCATTCTTTAATTTGGCTTCAGCTGCAGCGGTTCTTTCCTTTGCCTTATCTATTTCGTCTTGACGACGTGCTGCAGCTTCTTTGGATAATGCAATCTGTTTTTCCTTTATGGATGCTCTATCTAGAAGTGCATTATAAATATAAACGGTAATATCATCATATGTGTCCATATCTTCTGGTTTTGGTGGAAGTTGACCTGGAGGTAATTTAATTAAGTCAATATATATTGATCTGTATAATTCATTTAATATTTTTGCTCTGCCTTCTTTTGCTCTATCAATGTCTTTTATAATTTCAGTTTTAATAGTTCCCTCCTTTTTTGTTTCTTTTTTCTTAGATTTAATTTCCTTTCTAAATTTTTCTACTTCTTGATAAGTATTAATAATTTTTGAAATAAAGTCATCAATTTTTGTTGAATCCTTTCCAATTGCAATGCAATAAATATAAGTCATAGCTATTAAAAGTCTTTGTTTAATTTTCTTTTTTTGATATTTATTTAATTGGTCAACTGTTAGTTCTATAGCAGTTCCTGTAATTTTATTTGCATAAACACATTCTAGAAATGCTAAAAATTTTTCAAAGATTTTATTAGAGTTACCAAAACTACCTCTTTTAAAAAACTTCTGTTTAAATCTCTCAATCTTACCAATTTTCCTATATTCTGCCCAATCTAATATTATTTTCATAGTCATTTGACGATGTATTTTTGCGAATGGTGCAATAGCCTCATCAATATTTTTAAAACCACCACAATCGGCACCACCTGTTTGTGTTTCAGTATCTTCTTCTTTGCTACCATTTAACTCGTCTTCATTACTACTATCCATTTCTTCATCGCTACTATCCATTTCATCATCATCACTACTATCATCAATACTATCAAATTCTCTGTCTTCTTCAGTGATGTTTTCTAATTCTCTGTCTTCTTCAGTGATGTTTTCTAATTCTCTATCTTCTTCTGTATTATTGTCTGTTTTATTGGTTGTATTATTTTCTATGTTTCTAGAAGGCATCTTGACAAATACTTAGTAATTATTATTATTACTATTTAGAAAATATTACTTATTATATTATTATATTATTATATTATTTTATTATATTATTTTATTTTATTATTTTATTTTATTATTTTTAGATTATTATTATTTTATTATTTTATAAAAAAAATAAAATTTTATCGAATTTTATGAAAATAATAAAAAATAATAGAAATATAAAACAAATAGTTTTAAACCCATCCATGACTTGCTAAAACTCTCTTAAAAGAATCTACTGCTTCATCCATAGTATATCGTTTTTTATAATTAGCTTCATCAATTTCCCCTCCACCTTCGCTAATTGCCAATTTAATTTGGGTAATAACATTTTCTACATTGAAAGTCGGCGACCAACCTTGATTAGTAAGCATTTCCATACACAAACTCCCACCTACAGTGATGTGTCCTGAATGGAATTTAAAATGTGGATATACCACGCGAATAAATGGTGGTGCTATTGGATAATTTGCCTTGAAAGTTATTTCAAGTTCAATATATTGGATACCTAGTTGGTGCATTTGCGAGGCTAGTTTTGGATTTTCTGGATTACTAACATAAACCATCCATTTATCTAGTTTATCTTCTTCAACTAATTTTATTTGAAATCCTAAAGATTCTTGCGATTGCTTCATAATATTTTGATATTCTTTCATCAAACGTTTATTATGAATAGTAGTAATATTTTTGGTTTCCATTTCTTTTTTTTCTTTTTCTAAAGCCTTAATACCGCCATTATTCAATTTTATATTAATTGCATTGAAAATACCATACGATACAGGATTATAAGCATCTTTAAAAACTAATAAATATCTCAACACTAAGGCATTTTCATCATCTACTACAAAGATTGAACCTGCTTTATGCCACTTGGGATTATCCACTACTTCAAATATGGCTAATATCATTTGCTTGTCCGTCTGTCTATCATCTTCTGTCATATAATTTTGTGTATATCTAGATGTTTTGGAGTATCCTAGAGACATATTAATATCATTAGATAGATATATACCGTTGCCGTGAGCTGCACCATTAAGAAAATATTTGCTTTTGGAACCTATTTTTATACCATTACGCATAATAGAATACCAATTTTCATAACGACTACCGTGATAAAGATATATTGTTTTTTTATCTTTGAATTGGTCTTCAATTAATTGAGTATGAATTAGTTTAAATTGCAAGATGGATGACAGAATATTTATATCTGGTTTAGAATCATTAGAATCTTTGGATTTTATACCTTCTCTACCAATATATTCATTATTAATAGTTATCATATCAGTTGATTTCAATAAATTATCTGCTTTAATCATCATTTTATTACTCTCTAGAATGAATAGAACCAATTCATATGTTTCATAACCTAGTTTTTCAATTAATTCGGAATCATTATAACTATTTTGTATTGCAGTTAATACAAATTCAATATTTTTATTAATATGTTTTCCACTAATATATGTTGGTATATCTAGAGTCTCTAATAATTGTTCCCTTTCGGTTTTCAGTTTCCAAGATGCAGGGTATGGTTCAAATATGGTGTTAACTCTTGATGAATTAAGTGCATAATATGCATTTCTTAGTAAAAATTCTGATACACATACGGCGGATTTATATTGGGTTATAACAAAATTTTCATTATGGATTTCAATATGGGTTTCAATACGATTGGCATTATTATTTCCATCTGGCATATGTTCAGTTTTTTCCTTTTTCTTTTTAGTGATAGATACTGTTTTTTTAATTTTATCTGTCATTATAATATTTTGGTTTTTTAATTAATAGGTTTAAAATAGTAGATTTGTAATTAAATTATAAATGTATTTTAGTTATTAATGATATACTAATTTCAATTTTTTATGTTATCTAGAATACAAAAATAAAAAAATAAAAAAAACATTATCTAAACATAAAATCAATTTTCAACTTCATTCTGATAATATAATTTCCAGACACGCAAATTACCCACTCGACCAAAACGTTGGGCTCGACCAATAACTTGCATTTCTACATCCGATTGCATTTTATGGATGATGATAATATCGGTGGTATTTTCTAGATTCATTCCACTGCCAAAATATTTAGAATTAATTAATAAAGTATTAATTTTACCTGTTTTATATTGTTCAACCGTATTAGAAATCATTACGCCAGAACCTTTTATTCTAGCATAACTTAAATTCCACTTAGTTAAAATATTTGTGATTTTATCGTTCAATGAGCTTTCATACTCAGTAAATATTAAATATTTTTTAACAGTATTATCATTGTTCAATTCAAAAATTTTATCCATATTTTCATATTTAGAAAATTGTTTTGCACTATCTTTTAGTAATTCCATTTTGCCTTCATAACTATCAGGTGTTATTAGTAATGCTTTCTTTTTATTTTTGTCTACCACCACGGGTTTGCCCATATCTGCCTTTGTTTTATTTGAAATAACAATCATTTTTTGGATTGTAAGCTCGGCTTTGCATTGTGGGCATTGAGATTTACTATTTAATGACATTGTAATACAATCAAAGCAAAATTTATTATTACAACAAGGTGTAATTGACGGATTATTAAAATCATCAAAGCAAATAGGACAACTTTCAATAGTCATAACCCGTTCCTCAATACAAGCAATTTTATCTTTTAATTCTTTAATTGCTATCCTCTTATTAATAACTCCAATAGTTTCATTATTAGGATTATATTTAGGATTTTCTATTGCAACTTTCAGTTCATATTCCTTGACTTTAAGTTCATCTTGAAATTTGCTAGTCACCATTTCAATAACATTGGTCTCATTACCAACAGCAACATCTAATTTAGTTACAATTCCATCAATATCACCAGCATTAAGCATTTGTAATACATCGTGCGAAACAATTCCGCCTAATACTTGAATATTGAGATTATCCTTGCTAATTACTAAAATTGTTTTCATTTCTGGCAATGACATAGATTGTTCTATGTATTCTGGTCGATTTACTAAATATAACTTATTATTTTCCGCTTGATGTTCATACATTTCTTTTATAATATTAAGGATGAAACCGGTGGAATTTACTGTCCGCTCCCGAGTATATCTTGCATAACCATATTGTGGGTCTGGAATTTGTTTTTTAATATATCCGCTGGAAGTCATCATACTGCTAATTGAACTTGTAATTAGCCAAGTAAAAATCCGGCGGACTTCGACTAATCGATTGCCTTTGATAGAATTGCATTCATCAATTATAATACGATTTATGGTGTATTTATCTTGATTCAGATATAATGCAAATAGGTTGTAGAATGTTGCACTTACCAGAATAACATCAAGTTTTTCGACTTTAGTTTTATCTAGATGACCTAAATTAGTAATAAAGGATTCCAGACTCTTAGGAAGTATATTTAATCCAGTTTCAAAACATTTATGTATTGTTTGGATATCAGTAACCTTAATTGCACCAGTATCTAATTCATTGGCTTTTATTTTTTGTGTAATATCATTTAATTGTTTTTTTATTTCATCTCTTTTTTTTTGAATAATACTACATTCATTCGAAATAGTTTGTCTTTTAGAAGAATTATAGTTATGATGCCAGAGAGTTGCAGATTTAATATTATGTTCAGCATTTAATTTATTATATTCTTCAGATAATTTTTTTTTTTGCTTTTCTAAATATTTTTTATCAAATACTGATGTATCATCTTCATCCTTATTATCTTCCTTATTATCTTCCTTATCTTCCTTATCATCCTTATCTTCCTCCTTATCTTCCTCCAGTTCATTCTGGATAGCACTTTGTTTTTCAGCTAATTTAATTTCTTCTGCTTTTGCATCTTCCTTGGAACGTTTAGATATTACTACTTTCTTCTTAGGCTTATTAGTTGTATCAACCTTTGAACCAACATTCATATCATCCTTTGCATCATTTGCATCCTTTGCATCCTTTGCATCCTTTGCATTATCACTAGTTGTATTCAAAGTGGCTTTAGTTTTAGGTGTCTTAGATGATTTTGCGGATTTTGCAGATTTTGCAGTGGCGGTTGATGTTTTCTTGGATTTGGGTGAATTAGTAGATTGTGTATTATCTTCATCTGAAATCTCTTCATCACCAGAATCAATTACTTTTTCATCATCTTCCTTAGCAATCATTGAAAAATGTTTGCCCTTAAATTTACAGGTATTATCTGCTAGTTCAAATATATCTTTAGCCTTTTGAATTGTTAGGAATTTTAATCCACTATCTTCTAGATACTTTTTCCATTGCCCTACTAATCCGTGAGGAACTAATAAAATATTAGTATCCAACTTATTAAAATCTTTTAATTTAATATCATTAGAACCATAAACCACATCACGAAAAGGTAATTGTTTATAGGAAAGACTTTTGACTTCATTAAGTAATGCCATAATACAATAAGATTTCCCGGCACCTACTTTATCACTTAATACCCCTACATTTGTATAATGCGTGGATGAAATAATTAATTTATCTTCATTATTGTCAGGATTTTTAACAGTTCTTCTGACATCATATAACATTTGTTCTAATCCTCGCATATAATATAGAGAGGTAAGTTGATGATTTTTAAGAGTATATTTTCCTAATTGTTTAGTGGGAGTATAAATTTTAGTGTCGTCTAGATAATAGATTAAATCGTGAGCAACATTACCTTCTATTGGTTTAGTTTCATCTATTGTAAATAGAATTTCCCTTTCCATTACATTACCATTTAGATTTGGATTTGCATTACCTTCTAGAATTAATTCTGAGTTGGCAGTATTATTTTTTTTATCTGAATTAGTTTTGCTTTTCTGGTTATCAATTTTCAAAGTGCAACTTATTATATCATTAAAAGTAGCCATTTTTAAGAAATATTTTGCGTTGCTTATTTGCTTCTAGAGGGTAGAATTATATTATACTTAAATACAATGTATTTTCAATTTTTTATTTTGTTTTTATTTTGTTTTTTTAGTAATATGTATTTTTCGATAAAATATAGATAAAAATATAGATAAAATGTAAAAAATAATTGTAATATTTTATATTGATTTAGTATCATTGCTAAGGTAATCATATGTTTCTTTAATAAATTTTAAAGCATTTATAATACTTCGGGGAGATTCATCATTTTTTTTGTTTTTAGAATTTGGACTATTATGTATGTTATTTGATAAGTTATTTTGCTTAGGTGTATTAGATAAACTGCTTGTTGAATTACTACTAGAAATGGATATATATCTATCTTGAAATCTATCTTGATGTCTATATATATTGTTAGTATTAATATTAATTGGTTTTGTTGTAGTATTTGTTTCTAGAATATCATCTTGTTCTAAATCACTTAAATTTATATCACTAATTTGGCTTTTAGGTAAAATATTATCTGAAAATTGCGATGATTTAAGATTGAATGTAAATTGTTTTGTAATTGTATTTTTATTTTTAATTATACTTTTACTTTTAGGAAATGATGATGAAAATATTTCAGATTCATCACTATTGTTATTATTATTATTATTATTGTTATTGTTATTGTTGTTATTGTTGTTATTGTTGTTGTTATTGTTGTTATTGTTATTTTTATTATGTTTTGTATCATTTAATTGTTCAATTTGCAAACTATTACTAAATTTTAAATTACTAGATGAATTACTAGATAAATTATTATGTGTATTATTATGTATATTATGGTTGTGTTTATTTATTTTTACATCACTAGAACTAAATGACCTACTATGTGTCATTGGAATAGATATTTTGTTTAATAAATCATATTCTAGAGGATTCTCAATTATTAAATTATCATCTCGCATTATCATATTAACATCAAACCATTTATGTGTAAAAAACATTTCCCATTCCATTCTAGTATTTTTATTCGTATTTAATAATTGTTTTAATAAATCAAAACATTCTGGTGATATTATTGTGTTATCAATTTTATTTAAATCAACTGATTCAGAATTAACCTTATTTATTAATTGTTTTAAATTAGTAGCAATAAATGGTGGAGAACCAGTAATTAATTCATAAAGTATAATACCTACTGACCACAAATCCGATTTAGAATTATAATGTTGTTTATTTAACAATTCTGGAGACATATAAATAGGGCTACCACAATATGTTGAAAATAAATCTTGCTCTATTTCATTATCTTTAGTATTAGCATTAGTATTGGTATTAGTATCATTTTCAGTAATATTTCGTGCTAATCCAAAATCAGTTATCTTAATAGTTAAAGGACTTATTAATAAAATATTTTGCGGTTTTAAGTCTCTATGTACAATATTATTATCGTGTAAATATTTCAGTGCATCTCTTAATTGAAGCATATAACATTGAATATATTTTTCATTAAATGGATTTTTATTTTGAAATTTTTGTAAATCACCATATTCACAATATTCCATAATCATATATACTACATTTTCTGAATTGCTAATTATTATATCATATACCTTAACTATATTATGATGATTAAGTTTTTTATGTATCTCTAACTCTCGTATTACATAGTTTTTAAGATTATTAATATTTTTAACTTTTATTTCTTTAATTGCTACACTTTTATGTGTATATTTATGTTCCCCTTTATGAATAGAAGCAAATGCACCCTTAGATATATTAGAATGTGTAATTATATATTCACCAATTTGCTTCATTCTACTTTCTAGAAATATCTTTTTTTACTTTTACTTTTACTTTTGCTTTTCTATTTGCTTTTTCTATTTGTTTTTTCTATTTGCTTTTTATATTTTACAAAATTTTCAATATGTTTATTCTAGATAGCATTTATTTTTATATTCTTAGATATAGTTAGATATAGTTAGATATAGTTAGATATAGTTAGATATAGTTAGATATAGTTAGATATAGTTTATTTTAGAATAACTACAAATAATTTTCTTTGGTTATTGTAAGTATTTCTAGAAGTATTATTTAATTAAATGGAAAAAGAAATTAACAAAGAACAACATAATGCAGAACATAATGCACAAATAATTACACGACCAAATAATACCTTAAAAGGTGGTTTTAATTTATTTGATTTTGGTGGGGATTCCTTTACTAAAACTATCAAAAGGACTAAAACTAGTGAAGCTAGTTTAATTAAAAATTATGAAGAATTGGATTCTGCTACAAAAAAATATAATAAATCATATGACACTCATATACAAAATTTAGAAAAATTGGATGATTATGCTAATTTTAAAGGTATGGAAAATATTTTTAAAAAAGTTATTATGAAAGAAAATTTTAAAAATGGCAAAGTGGATAAATCATTACCAATTTTATTTAGAAATTATTTAATTGAAACCGAAACAACCCCTAGTGCATTCCGAAAAGAACATATTATGCGTCAAATTGATTATGTTTTAGATAAATATTTTGCAGGACGAGAACATATGTTTATTAAAAATATGCACGTTGATATTGGTAAACATGAAATTGTACTATATGTGCAAACAATTGAAAATATAAAAAAAAGTAGAACAATTCCTCATAATAATTATATTATTAGTTTTTCAGCAACTAAAAAAGTATTGAAAGATATTCTAGCAACAACAAAAAAAAATCTTAAACGGAAAAGTAAATTAATTATTTTTGGTAATAATGATTCTAATGTTTCAACTACTTCATCTGTTTCAACAAAAAAAAAACATAAATCATTTAATTCATCTGGATATGATAATAAAAGTAAAACCAAAACTAAAACTAAGTCTGGCACTGGTAAAAAAAAGACAAAAAAACGTACCGGTTCTCGAGGTAATATGTCAATATTTCAAAAATTTAATAATACTGAAAAGGATAATGATTCTAATAAATCAAGAGAATCTTCTGAGGGTGAAAACAAGTTACCCAGTGCAATTAAAATTGGCACTGAAAAAACCAGCGAATCAACTAAAAAGTCTGTTTTAGATATATATTTAACACCATCCCAGAAAAAAGCCAAAGCCGCCATACAAGGTATTCCTGCGGCAGCGGCTTTTGCAGCACCACTTCCCCAAGCTGCACCTCAATTTGCTACAGCACTTACACCATTAACTGGATTAGATCAAGCTAAAGTTGATATATTACAACAAGGTCCGGGTGGATTTCAACAACAACAAACAATTCAATCTGTTGATCCAGAAGATGCAAGATGTGCTGCAATTCCAACCCCAGCTAGTAGAGACCAATGTAAGTATGCAGGATGTTATGAACAAGGCGGAAAATGTGTTAAAAAACCACCTAGGCCCGTATTTGGAGCACCACACCCTGCCTTTGGAGCACCACCCCCTGCCTTTGGAGCACCACCCCCTGCCTTTGGAGCACCACCAGCCCAAGCCCCTCCAGTTGCGGCTCCACCTGCATTTGCTCCTGGTGCATTTACACCAGCACCACCAATTGCTTTGTAAATTATTTCTATGTTTTTTTTGTTTTATTTTCGCCTTATGATAACCAAATTGAAATAATTAGAATGAAATAATAAGAATTGAAATTATAAGAATTGAAATAATAAGAATTAGTAATTTGGAAGAATAGATTATATTTATATATAGTAAGTAATAAAGGAATACCTCAATAAAATATTGAAATACTTGAAATACTTGAAATGGATTCATATTTGAAATTAACTTCAGTTAAAAATAATAAAAATTGTAATTGTATTTCACCCTTTTATATTAATGGAATTACTGGTATAAATCCTAATACCGGGCGAGATTACAGTAAGGAAGATTTAGATTCAATGAAAACGGCTTTATATCGTATATCTGCTGCAAAAGGTTGCGATGTTTCCGTATGTTGTGATCCAAATGACCTAACTACTAGCCCTAATCCAGAATTTACCAAACAATTTATGCAAAAATTTCCAAAGATTATGCCATTATATCAAGGTAGTCAATTACAAGGAATAAAATTATCTACAACGGCAAATGTAAAAGAATCTGGATGGCAAGACCCAACCCCCTATATGATATGTAAAATAACTAAAGCAAAAATAAATGATACTATTGAACCTACAGTTAAAATGGCAACAAATTTAGTTAATGATTGTTATAGTGATTCTTGTAGTTCTCTAGAAACAATGACTGTAAATACTTTACTTCAAAATGCTAAAGCTGATATGACATATACATCTTTTGATGATGCTAGAGTAACTCAAGCCATTCTAGAGAACAATATTTCCTATGTTAAAGAATATATTCGAAAATATAAAGGTGTTAATTTTCCTCTTACTAATGATGATTATAATAATCGGCTAATACATATCGCTGCCAAGAGTTCTTATAATGATATTTTGACTATGTTAATTGCATTAAAAGCCAATTTAAACGTCCAAAATAAATTGCGTGAAACTCCAATACACTTAGCGGTATTAGCAAAAAATTTAGACAATATTAGTTCATTATTGAGTCAGGGTATAGATTTAACTATTCCAAATAATAATGGTGAGACCGCAATGTTTTATGCAATGAAAACAGGTGATTTACGTATTATAAATATGTTATATAGTAATAATTCCCCCATCCAAGGCGTGGATAAGAATGGAAATAATTTAATTCATTATTGTGTATTAAATTGTCCTTCTTATAAAGAAGATGACAATACCGTACCTAATACCAAAAGTGAAATAATTCAGTTTCTTATAGACCACGGAATTAGTACCGAACAAAAAAATATTTCAGGTATTGCACCTCTAGAAATGGTTAGTAAGCAAATAAATAAGCAAATCAATCAAGAATGTGAACTAGGTAATGAACAAGACAATATAAAGGAAAATATAAAGGAAAATATAAAGGAAAATATAAAAGAATATAAAGATGATGTAATGGAAAAGTTTTTCAATATTTCTAAACCTTCACCCTCTGGATTCAAAGTAACACAAGAATCACGAATAACAGGCGGATTAAAATCCACCACTAAAACATCAAGTGTAAAACCAACAGGACAAAGACAATTATATAATCATTCGCCGAGTGTTACACCACCTTTAAAATCTATTCAAAAAAAAGAACATTTTTCTAGTGGTAGTGAAAGTAATGGTTCTAGCACTCAGGAAATATCACAATACACACCAGAACATATATCTCTTCTAGATATCCAAACCAAATTATTTAATAATATAATTCGAAATAATCCTAATAAATATAATGATTATATTAGTGTAGATGATATTCCAAAGGGGGCGCCCATCCAAGTTTTAGATACTGTATGTGTTGGTGGTTCAGGAATTACTGGAAATGAAGACACTGATGAATGTATTGGAAAAGGGGGTAGCATTGTTAAAATTAAAAATAAAACAACAAAGATAAAATTAGAATTGATTCCAGAAGAAGAAACCCAAATTGATGCAGTTAATCCAAAAGATTTATATTATCCAAAAGTAAATAATAAAATACCACAAGGAACCGTTCCTATTGGGCTTGCAAATTATAATGCTAGTGTAAAATCAAATGGCACTGTTCTACCTACTACAGCACAAACAAAAGGAATAACTTATGATTTAGGTTCTAGTTCTAGTAATATTATTTCAAGTGTGGAAAATAGATTGGGTGTCGGTTCCCAACCTACGGAAACACAACCAACTGAAACACAATCCATATCAAGCACCGGCAATATTACTGTTCCTGTTGCAATACCTAGCATAACACAAAATGTTATCGCAGAACATCCAAGTATTCTAGAAGAAGATAATACAATAGTTCATAAATGTAGAAGAGACGCTATTAATAATGCTACTAAGATTGCAACTACTACACCGTTATTGCAAACATCATTGCAAGATTTTGCTACTACTACAACTACTTCAGCAGGCGTAATAAATAATGGTAGTTCTGCAAGTAATTTTCTACAAACTTATAAAATACCTATTATCATCCTGGTGGTTATTATCGTTTTGCTTCTAGCATATGTTATTTATTTATCAAGACAAACAAGTTAATTGACAATATTTATTTTATGCTTGCTTATCTGTAATTTTAATCCAATACTTTAAAATATATATTTTATCTAATTAGATATGACTATGGCTATAGCTATGACTATATTTTTATTAAGTGTTTATTTTTTAATTGTTTTATTTTTTTTTATAACATTATATTGTTATAAAATTTATGAAACATTTAATAATGTTAATACCAATGCAAATGCTAATTATCCGTGTAGAGTATTTTTATCTGATAAAGATTTTCTTAAACATATGATACCTCATCATCAAATGGCTATTGATATAAGCATTCAACATATTAAAAATACAAAAACAGATATTATTATGAAAGTTTTAAGAGAACTTATATGGACGCAAAAATATGAAATTGCTATGATGTTTGGAGAATTAAAACATAAAACCGACAATGTATCTGAAATAACCAATAATCAACCATTTATTCCAACAGTTTCTTCATTTATCTATCCAAATGTAATCGGTCTTACAAATACTTATTGCGACCCGTCATTTTTTTCGTTAAATACACATCATAATCCAAATCATAAGATTATGACTGATAGAATTGCATATGATACCACATCATCAAGTTGCAATTGATATGTGTAAAATTCTATTAAAACATACTAAAAGCGATTTTCTTATATACTTAGCATATAGAATGATAAGAGAGCAGGAAGCAGAAATTATTTTACTTAATGATTTATTGAAAAGTCAATTTATAAAATAAATAGGGATAAAAAAAAATACAGATAAAATAAAATATGGATATAAAAATATTTATTTTGTTCAACTATACATATGCATATATTTTCCCTTGTCTTCTTCATCACTAGAAGAATGTTTTGTTTTAATATCTCTAAATAATTTGATTCCGGTAATTATATCTGGAAGCATAATTTTCTTTTTAGTATTTTCCAATTCTTCCTCAGTAGGTATATCTAATAGTCTTCTAGAATGTGTTTTTTTACAACAAGCAAATAATGTTGTCATATCCCCACCAAAATTGGGAAATATTTCCATATTTTCTTTAATAATTGGCGTGAGTTCATCCATAGATGAACTTAGGAACCATTTTTGCTCTTCTAGATACTTCTTGAAAATTAATCCTAATTCTTCTGGTGTATATCCTTTTATTTCGAAATGATGTGTAAAACGGCGGGCTAAACCTTCATTTTGGGAAAAGAATTTTTCATACGTAGGTTTCTTATATCCAGCAACCACACAAACTAAATCATGAGCATGTTCTGATAAATACATATTAATCATATCGATAGCCTCCTTTGCAAAATCCCTATCTGATGTAGGTGAAAGCGAATATATTTCATCCAATAATAATACACCACCCAACGCCCGTTCTAAAACTTTACGGGTTTTGGGTGCAGTCTGCCCTATAAATTCTCCAATTAAGTCATCTCGTTTAGCACAAATTACCTTATCTGTTTTCAGAAAACCTAATCTATTATAAATCTTAGCTATTATATAAGTCAGTTGCGTTTTTCCGACACCGGGAGGTCCTACAATTACAGTATGTAACATATCTACGTTTTTATCATCTAATTGTTGCAGGTAATAAATTATTTGGTCGAAAACTATTTTTTTAACATCTTGCATACCAATCATATTTTTTAATTCAGTTAAAGGTTCCACTAGTCGATTTAAAAGTTTTAGATTAAGATTATGACGTTTACGCTTTCTAGAATGATATGATTTACCTAATTCAATTAAATCATCAATATTTTTTATATTTGAACCCAACCATTCATATTCTACTGGTTGATTAGAATTATTTTCTAGTTCTTTTTCAGTTTCATTTTCATTTTCATTGTCCGCATTATTGTTTGTAGTGTTTGTATTATCAGGTTCACAATTATGCAATCTATTTAATAATGATTGCAAAAATAAATTACCTATATTATCATTATTTCCATCTACATATCCATTTTCATCTCCATCCGCATCTCCATCCGCATCTCCATCTTCATTATCTTTCCTAGTTGTACAATTATTATTATTGCTCTTATTATTGTTATTATTCTTATGTTTTTTATTATTTGTTTCTGTCATTATTGATTGTTTTTCTTCACCAGGTTTTTTAGTAGAATCTTTATTAGTATCAGGAGTATTATTAAAAAAAATTAATCTTATTTTGTTAGGGTTATTACCATTTTGAAACGGTTTATGTTGTGTTGGTTGTGGCGCCAGACTAAATTTAAAAGATGGTGTAGCAGGTATACCTGGTGTGATTGGTATAATTGGTGTTATTGGCACAATTGGTGGATTACTAAAAAAATTTATATTAGATGGATTAGTAAATAATGAATTGGTATTTGATGAATTAATATTTGATGAATTAGTATTTGATGGTGGTTTAGATAATTCATTATAGCATAAATCACATACATCTCTTCCATCAAATATATAATGCTCTAAAATATCATTATCAATTATCATATTACATTCTGTACAATAAATAAATTCTGGATCATTATCATTATTTTTATTTTTTTTATTTTGTATGGTATCTTTATATTTAGAATTTAGTTTTATTTTGCGATTAGATTTTCTTGATGGTGTATTAGACATTTTACCTAGATTGTTATTATCAATATTTGTATTATCAATATTTGTATTACTTTTTTTCTATATAATAGTTTGATGTTTGATTTTAGAGTTTACGAATATTTTTTTAAGTTAAAAAATACTATAATTGATTATATTTTACAATTAATTAAAATTTTAATTAAAATTTAATATTAAATTTAATATTTATTATATTTGTTTATTGTTTATTAAATGATTATTGATTGATTTAAAAAATAACTTTTAATACATAATTATTCTTGATTTTTAGTAATACTAAAAAATTGAAAAGTTTTTTACTTTACTTCAACCAAAAATATTATAATAAAAACGTTTGTAATATGTCTCAACTTAAAATAACAAAGATAACAAAAAAAGTCAAACAATCAAGAACTAATATTGATATAGGAAAAACCGATATAGGAAAAACAGGTGTTGATGTAGATGTAAATATCGAAGTGAATTCTGAAAATAAATTAATAGATAATGCAATCAGTAATGTAGAGGCAGTCAGTAATGTAGAAACTAATGGAAAATATAATAATCAAGAAGAAATTAAAAATCAGTTCAAGGAAATTATGAAAGATATTAGTACAGATAAAATTAGCAATTATAAAAGTGTAGGTGAAAGTGAAAGTAAAAGTGTAAATAATTTTGATTATTATACTAATACATTTGATGTTATTGATAGTATTTTAAGTCAGCATAATAATAGGGAATTAGTAAATCACCAACACACATCCTATAAGCAATTTATAGAGAAAGATATTGGTGATATTATAAGACAATTTAATACTCGTAAATTATATTTTAATTATGATGTAAATGCAAATAAGCATAAATTGGAATTACATATTGATTTCCTAAATTATAATTTAGGAAGACCAACTATTCACGAAAATGATGGTAGTTTTAAGATTATGATACCAGATATTGCTAAATTACGTAATTTAACTTATAGCGCACCGCTTACATTAAATGTAAAATTAACTCGTTTAATTAGAAGCAGTAGTAATCCGACCATTATTATTAATGCAGATGGAACTGAAACAATAATAGAAACACTAGACCAAGAAGATTTTAAAGAGGAAATTTTCAATAATATTAATTTTGGTCGTATTCCAATTATGGTTATGGGTACAAATTGTGTATTAAATAAAAAAGATGGTACTACGTTGGAACAAAATGGTGAATGCCCTTACGATGTTGGTGGTTATTTTATAATAGGAGGCAATGAAAAAGTAATTATTTCGCAAGAACGTATTGCAGAAAATGAGGCATTTGTATTTAATAATCAGAAAAAATTAAAAGGGAAGGAAATAGAAATACGTTGTGTATCCGATCAATATTTCAGTGTAGTAACTGCTAATATAATTAGATATGTGTATAGAGATAATAGTATTGAATTTGAGATACCTAGTTTTAAAAATCCGGTTCCAATATTTATATTATTAAAGGCTTTAGGTGTTAAAACTGATAAGAAATTAATTGAATATATTACGTGGAATTTGGAAGATACAACAGGTAAATTTATAACTGAAATATTAAAACATAGTTTTGAGAGATTTAAAAAAGTTTGTAAAAATCATTGTATTAGTAGTAATGCAGAGCCTGAAAAATTTCAAGAAATAATGATTAATTATTTAAAATTTAAAAATACTAACCGGGAAATTAAACTTACTCAAGAGGATAAAATACAATATGTAAATAAAGTTTTAGAAGATGAAATTTTACCACATATTGGCAAGGGATTTGATAAAAAGGCGAAATATATTGGCTATATGTGTCGTAAATTAATTCTAGTTCAGAATAATTATATTCCTCATGATGATAGGGATGCTTATGATAATAAACGTGCAGATACACCTGGAAGATTGTTAGCCATACAATTTCGCCAATGTTTTAATAAATTAGTTAAGGATATAGTTAAAAGTGTTACACGTGAAATTAAAAATAATAAGTCTCGACGTGATATTTTTGACCTAATTAATAACAATAATATTTATAAAATCATTAAACCTACTATTATTGATGGTGGATTGAAATATGCATTGGCAACTGGTAATTGGGGTATGAAAACAAGTGGTAAAGGAAATATAAAAGCCGGAACTGCACAAGTTCTTAATCGTTTAAGTCATCAAAGTTTTATATCTCATTTGCGACGGGTTAATTCCCCTAGTGATAAAACTGGAAGTAATGGAAAGATTGTTAAGCCACGTAAATTACACGGTACTAGTTGGGGTTATTTATGCCCTGCTGAAACACCAGAGGGACAACCTGTAGGATTAGTTAAGAATTTATCACTAGTATCTAAAATTACTCCAAATAGTAATAGTATTATTGTACGTAATTTGATTTATACACTTGATTATTTTAAAAAGGTAGAAGATATTACATCTCTAGAAACAAGCAATAGTTGTTTAATATTTGTTAATGGTGATTGGTTAGGTATTACTGCAAATCCCGCTGAATTTGTCAGGGAATTACGTTCCCAAAGAAGACAAGCAAATATAAATATTTTTACAGGTATTTATTGGAATATTGACCAATGTACTATTAAAATATATACTGATGCCGGGCGATTTGTTCGTCCAATGTATATCGTTGATGATATTAATAATAATAATAAATTACGAATTACTAATGAATTTTATCAGAAATTTAAAGAAATAAAATATGCCTTTAATTTTCTAATTAGTCCTAAATTTTACGAATTAGTTAATCAAAATTTAAATACATTAACAAATTATAACATAGGAAATACTATATCATTAACAAATATATTTGGAAATGAAGGTGTTATAGAATATATTGATACTAATGAAGTAAATAATTGTTATTATGCAATGACAATTGAAGATTTAGATAAAGATAATTTTCCATATAATAATAAATTTACTCATTGTGAAATATATCCAGGGTTGATTCTAGGTGCAGTTGCAAGTGTAATTCCATTCCCAGATGACAATCAATCGCCCAGAAATTGTTATCAATGTTTAGGTATTGAAGAAACCGTATTAATGGCTAATGGAACAAGAAAGAAAATTAAAGACATTGTTATTGGTGATTTGGTTGTTACATTTAACCCTAAACATATGGAACTTGATGAAACTAAAGTAATAAGACACTTTATTATACCGGCTTTAACAAAAGTTTATAAAATAACAACTATTTCTGGAAGGGAAATAATTGCAACTGCAGACCATAAATTTATGACCACTGAAGGATGGATGGAAGTTGAAAAAATGAATCAATTTACTAAAATTGGCATTTTAATGAGTGAAAATCCATATGAAACTAAAGATATTATAAATATTAAAATCCAACAAGAATATAGAAAAATTTTCGAGTATAGAGAAAATATAAATTCTTCTTCTAGTTCCAATAATAGTTCTAGAAATGGTTCTAGAAATGGTTCTAGAAATGGTTCGCGTAGCACATCACCACATTTTCCAAATATTCATTTGGAATCACAAGCTAATGTATTATATATACCCATATTAAGTATTATTGAAGTTGAAAATCAATTAGTAAGCGATATTACTGTAGAATCTAGTAATCATAGTTTTATTGCAGGAGATGGCTTTCTATCTAGTAATTGTGCTATGGGTAAGCAATCTATAGGATTATTTGCCCGTAATTTTCAAAAACGAATGGATACATTAGCATATGTTATGAATAATTTAGAAAAAGCATTAGTTCGTACTAGATTTGCTAAATATATTAATTATGATGAATTGCCTTGTGGAGTTAATGCTATGGTTGCAATTGGTTGCTATACTGGTTATAATATGGAAGATAGTGTTTTATTAAATCAAGGTGCAGTTGACCGTGGATTATTTAGAGCCACTTTTTACCGCACATATAAAGATGATGAAAAGAAAATTCAATCTAGTGGACGAGAAGAAAAGTTTGCTAAACCGAATACTAAATATACCCGTGGAACTAAACCCGGCAATTATAATAAATTAGATGAACGCGGATTTGTTAAAAAAAACGAATATATTACTAGCGATGATATAATCATTGGTAAAGTTTTACCTTTGAAGAACAAATTAGATGAAAATGGGCATCAATTATATAAAGATTGTAGCACTAGTTTACGCAGTAATGAAAGCGGGTTTGTTGACAAAATCTATACTGACCGCAATGCGGATGGTTTCCGATTTGTTAAAATTCGAATGCGAACAGAACGTATTCCTATTATTGGCGATAAATTTGCATCTCGATGCGCCCAAAAAGGCACCGTCGGAATGATTTACCCCCAAGACCAAATGCCTTTTAATGCAGATGGCATTTCACCAGATATTATAATGAATCCTCATGCGATACCAAGCCGAATGACTATTGGACAATTAATGGAATGCATTTTGGGAAAAGCTAGTGCCACATTAGGTGGATATAGTGATTGCACCCCATTTAATAAGGTGCCGTATGATAAAATTTGTAGTATTCTAGAGGCTAATGGATTAAATTATACTGGGGATGAAATAATGTATTCTGGTATAACTGGTCAGCAAATGGACGTGAAATTATTCTTTGGACCAACATATTATCAAAGACTGAAACATATGGTTTTAGATAAAACCCACTCGAGAGCAAGTGGACCAGTAGTACAATTAACGCGACAACCTCAAGAAGGACGATCGCGCGATGGAGGATTAAGGGTTGGTGAGTTCTATTTTGCCAACAAGAGGGGATTGTTTCCAAGGGAAGCAATATGTCCCCTAGTCATTTACTTAACTGACTTGGATGAATGTTTATGCATCCTATTGCAGGAGTCAGAGCCGAAGCAACAAAAAATATATAAAAATAAATTTGGCTTGTAAATGGCAACACAACCTGGTTCGAGGAATCTCCTAATTCTTTGATAACATTTGTTAATAGTTTATCAAAGAGAAGGACAATCTCGATGCGAGGTGATTTACGATCACCCGCGGTAACGTGCGGAAAGGTGTGGGTGGGTAGTTGTTAAAGAATACAACACCTGCTTAAGGAACGTACTGACCCCTGTGAGAACAGGCTGATAGAATAAGTGCTGCAACACAAGGTCTATCGGGTTCATTTTACGCTATATAGAAAAATATAAAAAAAAAATATTTTAAATATTGAAAACATATTTTGGGCGGAAAAATGAATGGACTGAATGGAAATGGAACGTGATTGCCATATTGGAACCACCCCAATCCCTACAACTTTTGGATTGTCAGTAAATCTTAAAGAGTTTAAGGGGAAACAATATAATATATTGGGTTGGAACCGAGAGCAAAATGGTATGACATCATCAAAACAAACTGAATTTTTAAATAAAGGAGAACGTGAATGTGTTGATATATATTTAGAGGATGGTCGCAAAATAACTTGCACACCTGAACATAAAATGCTAACATCTAATAATGAATGGATTAAGGCTAATGAATTAAAAATTGGCGAATCACGACTTAAATGTAGTGTAAAATATCCAACTATAAGTATTAATGATGAAATAAAAGATTGTAATAATTGGTCATTGAAAGTTAGTGATAATTTAACATTAAAAACTAATACAGAAGATGAATATTTTAAGTCTATGGCATTTGTTAGAATACTTGGTTATTTATTAACAGATGGATATATAAGTAATAAAGGTATTAGTGCAACTATTTTTATAGGTCATAAGATTGATTTGGAAAGATTAGTAGAAGATATTAAATTATTTGCACCAATTACACAAACTAATTTTAAGGCAAATACTAGAAATATATATATAGTAAAAGTTCCCCATTCTTTGGTCGATAGCATTTTAGATTTAGATGGAATTATGACGGGTGCTAAAGTAAGTCAAGCATCTACTTTGCCTACTTTTATATTGGATGCAAATTGCCCTTTACCATTAGTAAGAGAATTTCTAGGTGGATTATTTGGCGGCGACGGTCATACTTGTAATATTAGTAAAAATACATTTAGTTATATCTCATTCTCAAAGAGTAAAGTAATTGGGCATATTGATTCATTAAAACAAATGATGGAAAATATTAAAAAATTATTACAAAGATTTGATATTAAAGGAGTAACTATTCAAAATTTAAAAATTAATAGTGCATCTAAAAAACGATTAGAAGATAATGAAAAGAATTATGAAATAGTATTACATTTGGATATGCATGAATTAATACCATTCTATGAAAAAATAGGTTTCCGATATTGCTGTCATAAGAATCAGCGAATGGAAGCAGCAGTGGCATATGCTCGCTTACGTTGTGGAGTAATAAGCCAAAAAAAATGGATTATCAATAAGGTTGATGAATTAACTGATTATAAGCAAATTAAGCAATCTAATTCTAATAAAACTATATCAACAGTTTGGGCTATTAAAGAAGCTGTAGAGGAATTAAAAGCTATTGAACCATTATTACATAATTTTGCTATACCAAATGCGAGTGATATTAAGGAATACTTAATTAATGGACGGGGGGGTGGAAAAATACCTAGTTCAAAGTTTCCAACATCAACAGAATTTTTGAAGAATATTGATGCATATTGTTGGTTTAAAACAAATGCCAATGAATCTTGTTATGGCGTGTGTAGAGAAAGCGAAGTCCTCCCCACTATGAACTTGAAAGTGTTAGATATCCGCCCGGGTGGCATCCATCCAGTATATGATATTCAAGTAGATAAAGAAGAAAGTTTCCTTGCGAATGGGGTAGTTGCACATAATTGTTTAATTGCCCACGGTGCAATGGGATTTTTAAAAGAAAGAATGATGGATGTAAGTGATAAATTTACAGTTTATATTTGTAAGGAATGTGGATTGTTTAGTATTGTTAATCCTAATGGGGAAGACGGCGAACGTAAATGCGGTGGTTGTGAAAATTATTCCGAATTTATGGAATTACGCATCCCATATGCCTGCAAATTATTAATGCAGGAATTGGAAGGAATGATGATTACACCACGCTTTAATCTAGCCAAACCTAATATTTAGAAGCAGAATTATTATTCCTAATCCATTTTTAATCCATATTTAATATATTTTAATATATTTTAATCCATTACTACAACTTTTGACATATTGGGTTTAGTGGGTTCTGGTATAGGTAATTTTGCAAGGTTAGATGATTTAGATAATTTAGTTAATTTAGTTGTATCATTTATTTTTTGTTCTGTATTTTGCATATTTGTATTTTGCATATTTTGCATATTTAGAATATTTTTTTTGGTACGTTTTTTAAATTTAGGTAATTGATTTTTATTGGCTTCTAGATTGCTTTTTCTTTTGTAATATTCCAGAATCTTTTTTTCCTTATCTTTTATGGTTTTATTGTAATTTATTTTATAATTTATTTTGTCTTGCATTTTTTCTTTTATTGAATTGTATATTGTAATAGTGTATTGTAATAATGTATTGTAATATTGTATTGTAATTATCTAATATCTAATAGTTAAATATATTTATTTTTATTGGTTTTAATTTTCTATTAATTTTCTATTAATTTTCTAATTACTTGTTAAATATAATAAAGATGTCTATATCTTTACACGATGAATTTGCTAAACTTAATCTTTATATAAAATATGAACCTAGAACTATATATGAAAAAGTAAGTTATTCTAAAATTAATCCTGAATATAAAGATGTAGATGGTCAAAAATTTAGTGAGACACATAAAGACTTAATAACATTTATAGATGCATTACCATATGATAAACCAAATATAGATATTCAGCAAGATGAAATTTTTAAATACGATCATCCTCCAAAAGAAATATCAACAAATCCAGAAGCACCACCAATACCAATACTGATACCAGTAGATGCAACACCGCCACTAGCACCAGTAGCAGTAGCAGTAGCACCACCACCGCCACCAACACAAAAGATTTTACGCTTACCTTTAATCTCAACAGGAATATATGTACACGCTGAATTTAATAATAACTTAATTGAAAATTATATGGCATTAGTTAAAGATAATATTAATATAAATGATGCAAATATTATTACAGAAATTTGCTTGTATGATGCCAAACAAGAAACAATAACAAAAGCCAAAGCAGAACTGCTCAAATTTGATGCAGATAAGCGAAATAAATTTGCAATAAAATCATATGGAGTGCTTGGTATTGAGAAAAATGGAACAAAAACTGCGACAACAGCAAATTGTATAATAGTTGATCCGGCAGGAAGTGCATTTACATTTAATGACAAATGTCAAACATATTCTGGTGAGGGTGGTTCCAAAGCAATTTATAAGTTTTTTCGTATTTATGGTAAATATCATAATTTAAAAAAAATTGATGCAGGTTATGCAAAATTTAATAATTTAGCAAACACTGTATTTGATAACAAAAATGATTGTGATAATAAAAGGAATAATATTTTTATTGATAAAAAAGGTGCTTTAGGTATTATTCATGCTGTTGGACCAGATGGAAGTGTTGTTGGTGGATTGACTATTGGTGAATTTAAAGATAAATTAGGTAATACTTTGAAAACTATTAGCAATTTATTGAATAATCATAATTATATAAAAAACCCAATACTAACACGAAAAGCACGGCAAACACATCAATCGACTAGGAAAACACAAAAAAGAGTACCACAAGCACAACAAGCACAACAAGCACAACAAGCACCACAAGCACAACAAGCACAAGCACCACTAGCACAACAAGCACAAGCACCACTAGCACAAGCACAAGCACAAGCACAACAAGCACAACTAGCACTAGCAAGACGAGGAGCACACGCAAGACGAGGAGCACACGCAAGACGAGGAGCACACGCAAGACGAGGAGCACACGCAAGACGAGGAGCACACGCAAGACGAGGAGCACACGCAAGACGAGGAGCACCATGAGCACCAAAAATAGTCAACAAAAGGAAAACAAGCAAAACCATAAAATAATATTCTTACCAATTAGTTTGTTTTTTTCTTCTTTTTATATAATAAAATTCTAATAAAATATATTTATAACATAAACATCATTATATTTTCTATTATAGTTATCTAGCATACATAAAATATTTCAATGGTATCAAAAAATATTGGTATTGGATGGGATATTGGTATTAAAAATCTTGCATATTGTATTCTAGAGCCACAAAATATTTCACCCCTGCAATCAAATCAATCAAACAATCTACCCCAATCGGAATGTATTCTTTTCAATAATACATATTATTCAATAAATCATTGGAAAGATATTAGTTTAGTTTCCCAGATAGAAAGCAATTTACAAGATGCAGGAGAAGTTAGCCACATTAATAATACTTTGAAATGTAGTGTGACAAAATCTACCAAAGTAAATGAACCTTTGGCGGTGTGTGGGAATAATGCAGTCTATTGCCACGAACAATTAAACCCGGATGGAACATATAAAGGCTATTGTAAAACACATTTTAAGAAGTCAGGTATTGGAAGGATGCCAGATTTAACTGCCAAAAAATGCTATATAGAAAACTGTGGGGGAAAAACTGCACAAGTATTGAAATCTCATATATATACTGGATATTGTAAGAAACATATTACGGAAATGATTAATGCTAAGGTAAAACAGTCTTCGGATTTCTTAAGGATAAATCGGGCAAAGACAACTAGCAAGATTGACATTAATCATCTAGGGATAGCATTATTTCAAGAATTGGATAAAATTAAAACTCACATTCTAGAACCAAATATTATTTTGTTGGAAAATCAACCAGTATTGAAAAATCCGACAATGAAGAGTATGCAAATGTTTCTATATTCATATTATCTTATTCGGCATTTAGATGTTTCTAGTGGTGGTAGTAATCAATCATCTAGAGAAATTGCCAATGGTAATAGTAATTGTTTAGAAGGGAAGAATTTGCAATGTTATACTGCTAGTAAGAAATTGGATTTAATTAAGTTTTTTCCGCAGGTAGAACAGTCTAGGATAGAAGGAATTTTGGAACAAGTAAAAAGTGGTTATCAAAAGAATAAGAAAATGGCTATTATGATGGTGGAATATTTATTAAAAGGGAATACAAAATGGCTAGTATTCTTTAATAAACATCCAAAGCAAGATGATTTAGCGGATTCGCTATTAATGACATTACATTATTTTGAAAAAAAGAATCTAGATAAACTGAAAAAAGATAACTTGAAGGTAGACAAGCAAAAAGAAAAGCCAAATGCAAATACAAATTCTAGTAAGACAGATAAAATAAACAAGAAAGATGATAAGAAAGATGATAAGAAAGATGATAAGAAAGATGATAAGAAAGATAAAAAAATAAATGATATGCTAGATGAATTATTAAATGATACTTAAATAATATTTGCAGAATGTTTGCAGAATAATTGGCTAGTTATCTATGCCTTGGACATTTTAACTAGTTTATGTCCAGTAAATCCATAATAAATCCAAGCGAAGAATAAATATAGACTGCCAAATAATACGCAGAGAACTGTTTGCATAGAGCTACCAGTTAGACGATATGTTGACATTATTGACATTATCCAAAGACTGAGTGATACAAGCACAATGATAACAATAAATGCAACCATACCTGATGATGTATCACCAAATTTGTTTGATTTTTGTGTTTCCTGGTAGGCACTTACTAAGCCAGCAGCAGGATGCATAGCAGCAGATTTCAAAGTATTTAATAGAGTATCCATTTTTAAACTAGAGGGAATAATAATTTATAATATTATAAATATAATGTGTTTTAATTTATATAAACATTTTTTTTTCATATAAACATTTTTTTTTTTTATAAAAATATTTTTTGTATTTTTGTATTTTATTTTGAATTATTTAATAATTTAATTTATTCTATTCTAGAATGACTTAAACAATAATTGCGTAAATTATTATATATTTCTTTAAAAGTTTTTATTAGTATTGTAAATATTATATCCAGAAGAAAATAGCTTGTGTCTAGAAAAATAAATTAAATAATTAAATAATTAACACATCATGGAATCATTTGATATAGATTTAGAAGATTTAGACCTTAAAAGTGTAGATATAAAACCAACTACTCCAGTAACAACACCTGGAGATTTTAGAAGTATTAGTTTTAATTCTAGCACTTCACAACCAGTTAATATCCAAGCATCAAAACCTAATTTAACTATTTCAAGTAGTAATAATGACCCGATGCCATCCGGTTTATCTAGTGATAAAGATGTTGATTTTGGACTAGATTTATTAATGAATAAGAAGAAAGTAAGACACGATGCTACAGAAGTAAATAAACTCGGTTCTTCCACAGGCAATCCCAGTCCTACACCTAAAAATTCATTTGGTAGCTTATTTAATGATGCATCTAATGGGCAATCAAATGCAGGTGGTTTTCCAGAAAGGGTTAACCTAGATGATACTGATGTTTTACAGAAATCATTATTTGATGATAATTTTACTAATATTGATTTAGATAAGGAATTGAATACATTGGATTTAAATGATATTTCAAAGCCAACCCCTTCTATGAGTGGTCCCAGCCTTCCTAATTTCGGTACACCTTCTGCCAATGGCACAACTTCTACCGGATTTGGAAACAATTATTCTGGCAATACTGGTAATGTTGGCAATACTGCAAATAGTGGAATGGGATATGGAAGCATTAATACAGGTGGAATTAGTAGTAATGTTAGCCAAATGAGTTTTGAAGAAATTCAGCAAAAGAAATTTGATTTGCTATGTAAGTTTGAACGGCTTCGAGATAAAGGGGTTAGATTGCCAAAAACTTTTAGTATGTCATCTAGTTATGAGGAAATGGATATGGAATATCGCCGATTAGTAGAACATCGTCAATTAGATAATAGTGTTAAAACACAGAAAAAAATGTTATTAAGTTTTGTTAGCGGTGCAGAAATGTTAAATGGCAAATTTGACCCATTTGATTTACAATTGAATGGCTGGAGTGAAAATGTTAATGAATCCCTTAATGATGGTGAATACGACCAAATTTTTGAAGATTTATTTTATAAGTATAAAGATACAGTAAATATGGCACCAGAAATTAAATTGGCTGGGATGGTAGCAATGAGTGGATTCTGGTATCATATTACCCAAAATATGGCAAAAAATTTTATGCCCAACATAATGAACAATGTTATGAAGCAAAATCCTGATTTAATGAATCAATTTCAAAATGCAACTATGAATACAATGCGACAGTCTAATCCTGGATTTGCTAACTTTGCAGAAACAATGGGTGGGCAGAGGGCACAACAAGGACCGCCAAAGTATAATCCTATGAATGCACCGCCATTTGCAAATCCACGTGATGCACCACCTAGAGGACAAACAAATATAAATCAGACTGATGATATTGATGCGTTGATTGATAGTATAAGTTCATAATAATAATTATGTAATCGAATTTATATTGGTGTTGGGTTCAATATCTATTATTCCAGAAGAGGTATTATTTTCTTGAAGAATTTTTATTTTTTCATCAATAGAATATATATGTTTTTGTAGTGTATCTATTTTGTATTCTAGACTATCTATTTTTTTTATTATCTTTTCAAATTGATAATCAACTATTTCTTTTATTAATTCATTCATTTCATAAAGAAAATATATAATATAATATTATCTGGTATTATATAAAATTATCTGGTATTATCTGGTATTATATAGAAATTATCTAGAATTATCTAGAAGTATTTATTATTTGTATATGTAAATAAATAATATTTTTAAATAAGTGTGCGAACACAAACAATAATTATTTTTTTTTTTGTTTTTTTTTTGTTTTTTTTTGTTTTTTATCATTTATCATATATCATTTACTAACAACATTATTATTTATTGGTAGGCTAGAAGGCATATTGGATTTTATATTTGATAGATTTGTATTGTTTGAAGGTGTGCTTGTAGTGTTATTTCCGGGCATCCCTACTGCGACTGGCATTGCTGGATGTGATGATTCATATTTTTGCACCATTTGCTTGGCGATTTCATATTCTTCTTTAGATACTGGGGAAGGATTATCTATAGGTAGAATACAATAATTGCTTTGTTCATTTAATAGGGTGTTGGAAAGTAGAATGAAGCAGGTAGTAATTACTGCAGATACTACTAAATCTCTAGAACCCATCCAGATTACTAGAAATATAAGAAATCTTCTTGCAAATTTATGATTAAGCACTTTATGAGAAAATTCATTAAGTTCATTACCAATATATCGGGCACCTAAATTAATTAACAAAATCATTAAACCTAGAATATATTTATTAGAACTTAAACTCATTGTTGCTAATGCCATAACAGAGGCATTGCCACCAGTCATTGTGGCATTAGCAATAATTGGCGGTGAAGTAGTACCCATCATTGCAGACATTTTTCTAGTGTGATATCTAAATATCTAACTACTAAATACTAAATACTAAATACTAAATACTAAATACTAAATACTAAATACTAAATACTAAATACTAAATACTAATTACTATAAACAAATAAAAAATTAAAAAATAAATATACAAAACTATTTATATATAATAAAAGGGAAGGGTGGTAGGGGAACCGCTTAGGTTCCCTACACCGCTTAGTTCCCTACATCGCTAGGTTCCCTACGCATTAAGAGGATAGAAGAGTGTGCCGCATTTTGCCACTTGTTGTGGGTTATAAGCACCACACGCTGACAGAGGTGGACCATACATAGTCATATTTTGCTGTGAGTCTTTAAAATCATAACGGCAACCTGCGACATCATAACCATCACGGTTTGGTGGATTTACTGTGGTAATGGAATCATTTTGATTACAAGCAATATTGGAAGTTATTTGTTTAGTGTTGGTGTCTATATCTTGTTGGCTTAGAGGTTGAAAAGGAGGAATATTTTTATTGGGGAATGGTTGGGTGTTATTGTAATTTATTTCTGATTCGCTTAGATATTGAGGGGGGATATTACTAGATACTTTAGGGGTATTCAGTAGGGTTGATGCTAATACTATATTTTCAAAACTATCTAATTTGGTTTTGAGCATTCTTTTAACATAGACAGCTAGATAGAGAACTAGGAATGAAAGAAGAATACCACAGGGTAAATCAATTAATAATACAAGAATAACTAGTAATATAAGTAATATAAAATTAATTGGGTCTGTAAATAATTTTACTAATACTGGAAGAGTGTGAAATATTTCATCAGTAAATCCTAGGATAAGAACAATTGCAATTACTAGAACAACAGTATATAGATGACAAGTAACAGAAGGCATTATGAATCTATAATTTTATTCTAGATGAATCTTTGAATCTTTATTTCTTTATTATAATATTATATAATGTTTTTTGTTTTTTGTTTTTTGTTTTTTGTTTTTTGTTTTTTTAAATTTCATTTATTCTAGATCATCTAGATAATCAATATTTTGCAAATTATATATAAAATTTATTTTTGTTTTCTAACGTTTTAATGTTTTAAAGTTTTAATGTGTTAATCTTTTTTAACGTTTTAATTTCGAATTGAAATATAGATAATCACTAGATAACACTCATTAATGGATTTATTTAATTTACAAGATAAAAAAATAGATAATAATCAGGAAAGTATTCTAGAAGAAGCTAAAATAAATACCAACATTGAAGAAAATAAAGAAAATAAAGAAAATAAAAACAATCATACAATAAAATCATCAGTATGGGATGAATTCAAAGAATTTTATAATGAATTATGGGATTTATTAAAAATAGATTTGTATAATTCGTATCTATTTATCACTGAAAATAAAAATTATTTAGTATGTGCTATTATATTAGCAATATTGCTGCAGTTTGCTGATATTAATAATCTAGGTACATCTTTTAAAAAGTTCTGCAACAAAAATAATATTCAATCTGGAGGAGATGGTGAAATGAGGTTTGATAATTATAAATATGACCCAAAACCACAAACACAAACACCACAAACACCACAAACACCACCTACCACACCATCAAATTCAGATAAGGATAAACTTGCAAGTGATAAGGCAAAAAAAATTATAAATAAAAAGGATGAATTACTGAAAGGAAAACACGACAAAGACAAATCAAAGAAAGCTTATAAATCACAAAAAATAGCTGATAAAGAAGCAAAAATTAATCAAAAACGTATTAGTTTTTTTGAAAATATAAAAAATAAATTTGGAAAAGGGGGTACCTGGGGAGGACAATATGGTGTTCTTGGTCCCGTATTTGGTAATATGGAAAAAATTATAGATTCTGTTAAAACTGTATTTTATATTGTTACTGTAATATTAACTATTGCAGGTATAATATCAATTCCCGTATTAATATTTTTAATTATAACATATATGGTATTTAAAACAATGGTTAATAATTTTCTTATTCTTTAATACTTTAATACTTTACTACTCTAAAATATTGTCTTAAATATTGTCTTAAATATTGTCTTAAATATTGTCTTAAATATTGTCTTAAATATTGTCTTATTTATATGTAGTAAGTATTCTAGGATGGATAATTTTAATAATTGTTTAAATAATATTGCAAATTTACTAAAAGAGTGGTTAGTTTCAAAAGAATATATAATAAATAGTGATGATGATTTAATTACCCAAACTAAAATGTTTATATTACGTTATAGAAGAATAATTGGCATAATAATAATAATAATTTTATTATATATCGGATTAAATTGTGATTTAAGTAATGAAAATTATTTACAAAAAGGCGGTTCAGGTATTACAGTTAGTGCAAAAACTATGCAATCCGTAGCAAAAGCAGAAGCAAAAGCAGCAAAAACAGCAGAGCAAGCAGCAAAAACAGCAGAGCAAGCAGCAAAAACAGCAGCAAAAAAAGCTGAAAAAGCAGCAGAAGCAGAAGAAAAAGTAGTAAAAACACAAGCTAAAGCACTAATGAAACAAGAAAGAAAAGATGAAAAAAAAACAGCATTCAAGGCTATGAGACAAGAAAAGATTAATGAACTGCAAAATAAATACAATAAAACTGCTCTTGGTCGATTATCTGTAAAAAGTAATGCCGGATTTTCAAAAAAAGCAATACTAGGTAAGAGTATTTATAATGTAGGTAGTTATGCAGGTGAAAAATTTAAAGAATTTTCTGGTTGGTTATATCAAATATTATTTGCAATTGCTATTTCTATTGCAATTTGTATGGTTGTGCTGCCTTCATTAAGTTTTTTTATAATAGGAATTATCTGTTTCTTTTTACTAAAAAGTAAAATATCTGGTTTTAAATCTCTCTAGCATTTGGTATTTTTCTCTAGCCTCTGTTTATCTTGGTTTTATTAATAATACCATCAGTTAATGGATCAATACCTATTTGAGTGTTATTAGTTAGATTTTGATATGTCACTAAATCATAATCAGCTTTTGCTTCCCGAGGAACATAATTAAAATTACCTGCAGCAAGGTACGTTTTGCTATCATCATTATTGTTTTTGAGTTTTATAAATATATCATTATCAAAATATTTATTGTATATTTCATATATAACTTCTTTACTTAAATTGGTTTTATAAGGGTCAAAATCTACCTGCGATTTGATTTGTCTTAAAATATCCTTTACAACAACATCATCCATCTTAAATCGATCATCTATTCCTAGAAATTCTATATTCTCCAAAGATTTATTATTAACACTATCCTGTAATGATGTCATAGTTGGAACTGATATATCCGCTATTATTATTCCATCTCGGACTATAGTTGGTATAGTTGGTGGTGTATCAAAATATTCATTAAATGATACTTTAAATGGTCCAATAATTAATACCAATAACAATATACTGGTGTATATATCAAATTTCATAATTAATAAGGATAATATAATGTAAAGAATAATACAATATCGATTGAAGATATAGTCTGCAAATACTCTATAAATTATATTTTTTCGTTTCATAGTAAGAAATTGCACAAATACATATACAAATATAATTGTAATTAAAATATGATACCAAAATAATATTTTTTTCATTTCCCAATGGATTATGTATTGCAATACTTAAAACATTATAAGATAAAAAATAGATAGAAAGAATAGAAAGATAGAAAAATAGAAAGATAGAAAAATAGAAAGATAGAAAAATAGAAAGATAGAAAAATAGAAAGATAGAAAAATAGAAAGAGTAAAAAAATAAAAAGAATAAAAGTAAAAATGTATTTGTTCATTTTCCAAGAAACTTTTTTATCATTAAACTATAATAATAAATAATATAATAATATATAATACATAATTCATAATACATATTAATCTATAAAATGTGTTCTATTGAAGAAGCCTGGGCTGGTCAAACGTTTGAAGGTCATAAAGTTCAATCACAAGCTGATTTGCATCGTAAATATATGCCATTTGCTGATAATTTATTAGAACGTAATAATGAATTCTCTATTGGTCGTAATGAACCGCAATCTAGAGAAGGAACTCATGGAATGAATAGTAAAATGTTTAGAGAACCAAGAGTGCCAAATGTTGTTAGAAATGTTTCAGAAACACAAGTAAATTATTCTTCAACAATGCCAACTGGTTCAAACTATGGTGGTTTAGAGCCTCGTCCTTCTTATATGAGTATTTATGATAATGCTGAAAATGCACCACAACCATCAATGGCAAGTAAAGAGAATTTCAATGATATTAATCAGGCTTATAATGTTTCAGATACAGTTAGTCATTTTATGAATCGTGGACAACCGGAAATACACAACAATTATTCTTCTTCTAATTCCTCTAATTCATCTAATTCATCTAATTCCTTTACTAATCATCTACTAAATGAAGATAATGAAATAGACAGAATGGTATTACAAAAGAAACTTAATAATTTAAATCCCAATAGTGAAAATTTCAATAGTGCAAATTTCAATAATAATGATAATAAGAATACAATGCAACAACCCCAGCAACAAACTCTTCAATTCCAACAAGCATTGCAAGATATTATTTATCGTCTAGATAGACTAGAACGCGACTTGCATTACAATAACACTCGCAATATGTATGATATGGTGTTATATATTCTAGTAGGTATGCTAATTGCATTTATTATTTACACTATTCTACGGTAGGGGGTCTAAGCCCCCAATACCCCCTTATTGGGTAGGGAACCTAGCGGTTCCCCTACGCGAGGGCTCAGCTCGGCTGAACCGAGCTATCGCGACCCTTCCCTTTAATTATAAAATAAATATAGTCTTGCAGCCAAACCGCTTAACTCACGCAAGCGTGAGTATTATTTGTTTTCTTTTCTGGAAGACATAAAAAAGGGGTCTAAGCCCCCAATACCCCCTTATTGGGTAGGGAACCTAGCGGTTCCCCTACGCGAGGGCTCAGCTCTAAGCCCTTTCGGGCTTTCGAGCTATCGCGACCCTTCCCTTTATTTTATTGTTATTCTACGCAAGTAGTTCATCAATTTTATTTCTAAATAAATCAATATCATTAGTATTATAAATTGAGTTGCTAGTTTGTTGATAATCATCAATAGGTCGATATTGTTTTTCTTTTTTATTTTGTTCTGGTTTATTCATAAATAATTTTCTTTCACTATGGTCAATATTTTTATCATTATTTTTATCATTATGTTTCTTGGCGGTTTGATTATTATAATTAGTATAATTTGTATTATTGGTATTATTATTTCTAGATGTATTTGATTTATAACCTAATTGTAATTGTGGTTTAGATGATTCTAGTTGATAATAATTTCCAGAAGATTTAGAATATTCAGGATAATCATTTGATTCTTTTTTCCAAGATATAAATATATGATTTGGTAATGCCAAATGTGTATTAAATCCTTTTTCTACTAGTCGTTCCATAATAAATCTAATACAATCCATTAAATTATATAATGGTAGACCGAATACTACATGGGGGCAAATAAAAGTACAACAACAGTCATCACTAGTTTTATTAGTAGATAATATTTTTTGATAACACATTTCTAATATTTTTTCAAAGGTCTTATATTTTCTATCTTCCCGTGCTTGAACTTCAGAACGTAATTTATTTATATTTATTGATACAGCCATTATTAATTTAACTATTAATTTAACTATTAATTTAACTATTAATTTATATAATGTTTAGAAAATTATATAATAAACACAAATAACATCATTTTTTTGCATAATATATATATATATATATAAATAATAAAATATATAATAAAATTTATAATAAAATTTATAATAAAATTTATAATAATATATATATAATAATATATTAAATAAAATAAAATAATATATCAACAATATAGTAATATAGTAATTGAAAATGAATAGTAATTTCCGTCAAGTACTTTTTAATAAAGATATATGTCAGGGTTCCATAACATACAAAGGAACAGGTGATTTAGTAGTCCAGGGTCAAATAAAATCTGCATTGCCACAATCAACAATTTATTTCTGGGCTGCAGCTCCTCCAACCTATGGAACTAGTTTCTCTGGTTCTGGAATGCCTTATCCTAATCCATTAGTAGCATATGACCGCACACCCAATAAAGGTGTTGTAAATGTTGTAAATGGACAATTTAATTTTAGTATTAAACAGCCTAATGCCTATTATATTGGATTAGGTTCACTATATATTCCCCCTCATATTAATTTTAAGGTTTGCTCCCCTAGTGCTGCTGATTCTTATTTTAGCGTCCAGATTGATGATGGTGTTCCATTCCGTATGTTAACCTATCCTGCACCTCCTACTAAAAAACCACGTCTTTCACCAATGTTTTATTGCGAACCTGAAAAAGGGGCTCGTAGCCAAGAGGATATTCTCCGAGCTAGTGCATATCCTTCTACTAATTCTATGCCAGATAACTTCTGGGGTGATCGTCCTCCCCGATAGTCTATTGTTTTCTCTATTGTTTTCTCTATTCTTTTCTCAATTACCCAAATATTCAATATCAGTTTTAAGTTTTTCAATAACTTGTGTAATTTCTATAATTTTATTGTCAATTATTGCTAATTCAGTTTTATTTTTATCTAGGGATGATAAATTATTATTTATTTCTGCTAATTGTTTATTTAGCTCTGTAAATTTATTATTCAGTTCTATTAAATTAGCCTGTATAGATTTATTTTGGTCTTCTAGATTACTTTTAGTTTGCTGATAAGTATTCTGGATACGCTCTTTCATAATATTTAATCTTTCTTCTGCTCTATATTTATGATTATTTAATTCTAGAAGATTAGTATTATGTTCATTATGTAATTTCCCAATCACCAGTAATTCATAATTATTATATAAGTTTTGCAAGTCATTATATTTATCTTGCAATTCAGTTCTTTTTGCTTTTTCTATTTTATATGAATCTTTATAACTTAGTTTTTTTGTTTTATTTATAGACAATATACATTGGTCTTTCCTAATATTTTCTATATGTATATCTGTTTTCATTTTAGCCTTATCTGATTTTTGTGTTATTGATTGTATTCTAGCAGTATTACTATTTACTACATCATCAATATTACTAACAAGATTATTAACAAGATTTCTAAGATAATCATAATCATTGTTGCTAGAGATATTATTTTGGTTATCTTGGTGATCTTGGTGATCTTGTATATTTTGTTTGTTTGTGTTGTCAAATGTTATGTCAAATGTTATGTCAAATGTTATGTTATACGATTTTAGTAATTCAAAAGAATTGATAGATTGCATTATATTTTGCAATAATTCAGGATTAGTATTGATATTATTCTTGGTATCATTATCATTCTTAGTATCATAATAATAATCAATTAGATTTCTTTTAGTTTGTATGAGAAATATATTAATTTTATTTAAATCATCTATAGTATTTTGATAAATATTATTATTTGATTGAATTGTGTTTATCTGTTGCTGTAATAATATTTTCTCTTGTTTTTTATTATGTAATTCTTGTAAAATATTCTTTCTAGATTGATGTGCACAATTTTGTATATCTGATATTATATTATGTTGGTCTTTAATTTGATTTTCTAGGCTATTTAGTTTATAGAATAATTCATTTTTCTCATTTTTGGAATCTTCAATATTTTGTATATGAGTTTGTATTGTATCTGTAATTGTATTATCTAAATTGAATAATTCTTCTTTATAAATATTTATTTCATCTAAAATATTTTGCTGTAATTGTTCTGGTAACAATTTGTAAAGATTAGTAAGACTAACTAATTCATGTCTGCTAGATAATATATTGTTTTTAGTTTGAATAATTTGATTTTCTATATTTTTTTTTGTTATTAGAAAATTATTAACTGTATTATTTAGAATTGTATCTTGGTTTAGTTCTGATATAGTATCTAGATTAATACTAGATGATACATTATTATTATTATTATTATTATTATTATTATTATTATTATTATTAATATTAATATTAACTAAAATCTCATTACGTTGTTTTACTAATTCATTAAGGGATAGTTCATAATTATTTAGTTTTGCCTTAAGATTTTGTAATTGAAATTGCTTTTTTTTATCCATTTCCTACTATATATCTTACTATATATCCTATTATATATCCTATTATATCCTATTATATATATGTAGTTTTAATTTATCTATTCTATACTGGTAAAAAATAATAGTAAAAAAATTGATTTAAGAAATACAATCAGATATAAGATATAAGATATAAGATAAACTATATTATAATATAAAATATATTTTCAATGGCATCACAATATCATAGATTAACAAAGGTATTTTCAATACTAGCAAATTCTAATCCTAGATTAAATATTTGGGATAGAATGTCAATAATTAGTAGTGTCAATGAATATTTTATTATTTCAGAAGAAATATATAATTCTAGGTTTAGAGAATTGGAAAATAAACTAAAAGATAATGATGAAAAAATAAATAAGTTAACTAATGAAATTGATAATTTGAAAAATAAAAGTTGTAATAAAGAAAATGCAAATGTATTTAGATAATAACATTTAGATAATGACATTTAGATATTGTCATTGATTGCAGTTTCAATATTTTCTTTATTAGTTCCTATAATAGAATGGCATATAGAACCATTTTTAAAGTAAATAAAAGTAGGTACTTTAGCAATTTCAAAATTTTCTGCGATTGACATTGTAACTTCATCTTCAATATCTAATTCTAGAAAGTCAACATTAGGATAGTTTTCTTTTAGATAATCGAAGAATGGTTTTATTGCCTTACAAGGACCACACCATTGAGCCTTAAAATCCATAACAATTAATTTGTTAGCATTGTTCTGGGAGTATAATACTAATTCATCATACGTAGAAAACATTTTACAAGAAATACGTATTTTGAAATATTTTTGATATATTTTATATAGTATTATTCTATTATTATTTTATTTTGTAATTATTACTCAATAATAAATATTTTTTTTCAATTTTATATTTTTATAATTAAAGGGAAGGGTCGTAGGGGAACCGTCGGTTCCCTACAAAGGGAAGGGTCGTAGGGGAACCGTCGGTTCCCTACAAAGGGAAGGGTCGTAGGGGAACCGTCGGTTCCCTACCTAGATAACAGATATAATAGAATTATTAAGGCAATCGATTATTACAGTTTCTTGAATCTGAGGTGGTTTATATATAAAATAAAACCAATTCCAAGGAATGTATATAAGATTGCCTTTTCTTATAATTATTTCAATAAAATTAAGTTCCATTGGTTCTTTTTCTAATAATTGAGTTGCATCTGTTGATGATACTTGATTGGTAATTGGTTCTAATTTTGATAATTGGTCTGGAGGAGTAATTATAATTCTAAACTCGCCAGAAACACATCCAAAACATTGTAGATAATTTTTTTGTTGGATAAAGAAAATACCATTTTTATCATCTAAAATAATATTTCGAATATCAATTAACCAATCATAAGATAAAGGTAAATTATAAGGTTCTAGATTTGTTTTAATTATTTCAGTATAATTTATGGTTTTGTTAGTAGAAATAATTTCTTTTATTTCAGAAAGGGATTTATCTAGAAGTTTATTAAATTCTTTCCAAAAAAATAACTCACGTTGGAATACAATTGGCTGGTGATTTTCAAATAATTCATATGCTAATTCAGGGTTAGGGTCTGATACTTGCAAAATATTCAATGTATTATTTATAGTTTTAAGACGGTCAATATGACAATAACAAAAAAATATAATGAATAATACTATTAGACAACCAATATATTTTAACATTTTACTATAATAATTTTAATATATTTTTAATATATTTTTAATATATTTTTAATAATTATTCAATTGGGATTCTAGATAGTGTAAATAAAATATTTTCAAAGAAAAAACTAGTTTAGATTGGTAGGAAATAGGAATATGAAATAGGAATATGAAATAGGAATATGAAATAGGAATATGAAATAGGAATATGAAATAGGAATATGAAATAGGAATATGAAAAAAGAATATGAAATAGGAATATGAAATAGGAATATGAAATAGTAAATAAAAAAGAAACAAAATTAAAATTAAAATTTAAATTAATATTGAAGAAGAATAAAATAACTTAAACAGATAATATTATTACCAATACAATATAACTAAAACAAAGATATAATTCAAAGAATTATAAATAAAGAATATATTATTTCTTAATACAAAATGGCAACATCTGGAACTTCTGCTTCAACCCCACTAACTGGATGTGTTAAATGGTTTGATAATGGTCTTAACTATGGATTTATTACTGTTCTAACTGAGGGAGAACATCATAATACTGATGTATTTGTGCATCAATCTAATATCCAAACTAAGCGTGATTGCTTTCGAACACTATATACTGGCGAATGTGTTCAATTTGCACTTGCAAAATCTGATAATGAAAAACATCCTTTTCACGCTGTAAATGTTAATGGATTTAATGGTGTAATGCTTCATTGTGAGAACCCTAATTATCGTCCTCGTAGTAATTTTCGTGGACGTGGTCGTGGTGGATTTCAAAGCCGAGTGAATCGGGGCAATTACCCACGTTCATCTGGCAATCGTAATTCTCAAACTGCCGATGCCAATACCGATGCCGATGCCAATACTAGCGTAGTTGATAATCATCAACAAGTGCAAACTGAGAATTCAACTGAGAATCCAATTGAGAATCCATCTGAGAATACAACAGTGGAGCAAGCCACAACACCAGTAGTTGCAGAGGCAGTTCAAAGAAATACAACACAAGCAACTGGGGTTCGGCGTGGGCGTGGGCGTAGTAAGCTTTCGCAAGTGAAAGCCTAATGGGTAAGACCGTATTCTCACTTCGTAGGTGTAAGGTATAATTAATTAATAAATTTATAAATTTTAAAAATTGTTTTATTTTTATTTGTTTTTATTTTTCTATCTAAAATATAGTTAAATATAGTATAGTGAAATATATTATAGTGGAATAATTTTAAAATGGCTAATACTGTTGAATTATATAATAAGACTGGATTTTATAATAAAGAAAAACGTATTTTTGAAAATGTAAATATTGTTATTTTAATATTAGTAATTTCTTTATTATTTATTGGATATGTGGTATATATATATTTTTATCCAAATTCAAATAATAATATTCAGGCAAATAGTAGTTATTATGGAAAAGATATTGCATTATATGAACCAATTTTTCAACAAACAACAAATACAGTAACAGATTGTATAAATCTTTGTAATAATGATTTAACTTGTGATGGAATAACTTATAATAATGATACGCAAACTTGTATGGGAACTAAAAATGGGCAAATTCGCAATGAAACCTCATCTTATAGTGCTTGGGTAAAACCAATTACTACTACAAATAAGATTACTAATGATTTTAATAAATCAATATTAGTAGGATATACTAAATCTTCTAGACAAGTTTCTGGAAATAAAATATCAAATCCATTTATGCTAGGTCATTTTTGTTATTCATTTAATCTAACTATTTATGATTTTTATCAAAATTATGGATATTGGCGTCATATATTTCATAAAGGAACAAATATAAATTCGGATACAACATTAAGTTATCAATCTTGGGAAAATTTAGTAAAAGATATTCCAAATCAAGTAATCGGTGTATGGTTAGCACCATTTAGTAATAATTTACGTATAGCGATAACAACAACATCTTTAAGTAATCGTTCTTATGGTTCATACCCAGATGCATTTGTAGAAAAATGTGATAATGATGGTAATTGTTTTATTACAGATATGCCAAGTGGAAAATGGGAAGATACTTCTAGAGCCGGGGACGGTTCTAATCCTAAAACAAAATTGGATTCATATGTTGAATATTTTGACCAAGATTTACAAAATATACCAATAAATACCCAACTAAATATAATAATTAATTTCAGAAATACTAATGCAGAAGTATATTTTAATGGAAAAATAGTAAAAATTATACAATTAGATGGAACACCTAATTCAGATAAATCTAATTTATTTGTATTGAATAATAAAACTGCAAACTGTGAAATAGGCAACCTACTATATTATCCAGATGCCATATTAATTAGTGATACCAAACAAATAATTAGTATGAACCCGGCTACAGAATAAATTGTGTCATAAACCTAATTATGTTTTTTTGTATGTTTTTTAACAGTTTTTTTAGTAGGTTTTTTAACAGTTTTTTTAACAGTTTTTTTAATAGGTTTTTTAGTAGGTTTTTTAGTAGGTTTCATTTTTTCCAGTCCATTTACCAATAACTTTGTGTTATTTTCTTTCTTATTAGAATTTGTCATTGCAAATCTTTCAATATTATCTGCGATACGCTCTTCATTTCCAAATTTAGCAACTTCCTTTCCACTATTATACATTTTAATAGTTGGATAACCTTCAATTTGAGGTTTATCTTTTAAATGGTCAATATATCCGCTTTCTACTTCGGCTAAATTTACCTTTCCAGTATCTTTCATTTTGGATACGACTTTTTCCCATTCAGGTTTCATTGTTTTACAATGCCCGCACCATTCAGCATAATATAAAACCATCCAGTCTCCATCTTTTAACAAGTTAGATAAATTAGACGCATCATCTGGTGATACTACTTTCATATACATTCTAGATGACTATTTTGTTGCTATTTGTGGTTGATTATTTTGTAATTTAATAAAATTTATTATTATTTTATTAGATTTTTATTCAACTATAATTATTTTGGTATTTTTAGAAAAATTATTTAGAAAAATTGTTTTGGAAAATTGATTTATGAAATTCTATTAGCCATATCATTTAATCACTAATCAGTAATATATCAGCAAAAATGGTAAATTCATTTAATGATAATTTTCAAGATGAATTTGATAGTGCCTTTAATAATAGAATAATTCATTATGAAAATCAACTTAAAGAACTAGAAAAAATGAATCATAAAATAGATGAAAGATTGCAAATTATATCAATTAGTATTATTTTACTATCAATTATATTCCTATGTCTTATAATTTTGCCTTGGCATTGTTAAAGTATTCTAGAAACATATATATTTAGTTAGCTATAATTTTGCAATAATTTTGCAATAATTTTGCAATAATTTTGCTATCATTTTTCTATCATTTTTTTATCTGATTATATTAGATTAATAGTATATTAGATTAATATAGTGTATTAGATTGGTCTGCTAGAATGAATACATCTGTATTATATGTATCTATTATGATTGTTGTATTATTTGGATTAATAGGTATATATTATTTTTATTATTATCTACCAGGTAAAAGCAATATATCAAAATACCAAATAAACTTATTATCTACTGAAACAGTATTTGATAATAATTATGAACACTCAATACAAATAACAAATATGGTGTCTAATCGTAGCACTCTTTATGTACCTAAATTAGGTTATGGTCTAACATTTGCTTGGGAAATGTATATACCTAATTTAGGCGGTAATGATAAATGGGAAAATAGTTTTAATATTTTAAAACCCATAATTGTTATGAATGACTCACCTCAAATATCATATCATCCCAAAAAAAACTATTTATCAATAATTATGAAATATAGAGATAATCCATTTTATGCACAATTTGCCGAAATAAAGTTTGATAAAATAAAACAACAAAAATGGTCTAAATATATATTAGTTATAAACGGACGCACTATTCAATTATATATAGATGGTATATTAGTATCTGCACAATTTCTACCCAGTTTGCCAGTAATTTATGATATTAATAGCGAAATTATTCTAGGACAAGTAAATAATAATTTCTTAGGTAAAATACGTAATCTCAATTTATATCCATATCCACTTTCTTTTTCAGAAATACCTAATATATAAGAAATAAGAAATAAGAAATAAATAGGAAATAAATATTGCTTTCTTAAAAATTCTTTTTATTTGTAATCTTTCTTTTTCTTTTTTCTGCATTTATTTCTTAGAATATTATAATACTTATAAGTAGTAGTAATTCATAGTAGTTATAATATATATTCTAAAATGAATAAAAATCCATCTGGCAATCCATCTGGCAATCCATCTGGCAATCCATATGGCAATCCATCTGGCAATCAGTCTACACGCAATATGAATATTCCAAATAACTCTAGAATGAATATAAAAATAAATAATACCCAACGCCCAAATACATCTACATTAGCAACTGCACCCACAAATATAGTTAGAACTGGTAATAGTGGCAATAGTGGCAATAGTGGCTATAGTGGTTCTAATGTATTTGGTATAGTTTTATTGGTAGTTGTTATCTTATTAGTAGCAATTGCTTGTTATTGGGCTTACACTGTTTATTCTTCTAGAAAATTAGATACTTCAGTAGATGTAGTAGCATTGGCAGATGTCAAAAATGCTACTAGCCAATTTTCAATTGGTTCCGGCACTATTCCAAGTTCTAGATACAGTAATGAATATAGCATTAGTATGTGGTTAAATATTACTGACTACACATATAATTATGGTAAGGAAAAAACAATTTTACGACGCGGTGATGCAGGTTCAGGCAATCCTGAAATTGTCCTAGGCGATAAAAATAATGATTTAATTGTTCGCTTGAAATTACAAGGACCATCGCCACTGTCTTCCAATAATTCTTTAGTAGCGATTTCCAAATTTGAAAATATTCCAAATAATGGTCTTCCATCTCAACCACAAGAAACCCGACTGGAAACACATCCACAAACACATCGACAAACACATCCACAAACACATGAATATGGTGTTAATGAACCGGAAGATGCTGGTTATATCCATGGCACATTTGATTTACACGGAACTACAACTAAACTAAAGCCTTGCAATAATACTGTCTTCAATAAAATTTCGGGTAATAACATAGATTATCCTACTATTCATTATGATATCGCAACCGGATGTAATAATGCACCCACTAATGCTGATATGAAACCTGCAGATACAATGACAATAATGTTAGAACAATCTATGCGAATGAAAGAAGGTTTTAAATGTAATTCATATAAAGGAGACCAACAATCTCTAGGAAGGATAGATATTTCCAAATTGCAAGATAATAGTGCACCTTTTGAATCGCAAGTAATACATAATGATTATTTTAGCCTAGTATCTGGCAATGACGTAGTCTCTTGCCCTAAACTTAGAATTGAAAACTTCGAAAACACTGATAATTTAGTAAATGCTATGGTTGCAGTATTAACAGATTTATGTAATTTAGCAAAAGAATTGCAAAGCCAATCTAATGCTGATGACCAAGTTGATTCAATTAATACCGCAGTTCAACAAATTATTGATGTTTTAGAACAAAATCGCACTACTGCAAAAACACCTTCTGATATTGAACCTGCTGTTAAAAGTGTCATTGATAAATTACCGGCATTACTTTCACCAAGCACTAATATAACTCAACATATTACGAAATTACAAACTGATTTAACAACTATGGCATCACTTACTGCTACTAGTGCAACTAGTGCAACTAGTGCAACTAGTACAGTTAATTTATTAGAATTACAAAGCGCCGTTAATTCTAAACTAGCGGCAATTAATTGTTCGATTACATTAAATGGTGCTACTGAAATAGATACACATATAAATTTATATGAAAATTTAATTAATCTAACTAAACAATCATTATATGCATATATCAATAATATGGGAAGGGGTATTCAAAGGGCATACCCTAATTTATCATCATCCCAGAATGTAAGTTGTTTACTTGATGCATCTAATAATACAGACCCTACAATTGGTACGTGCACATATAAAATGCTACCCCTACAAAAATGGGTAAATGTCATAGTTAGTGTTTATAACCAAGTTGTAGATATTTATGTTGACGGGCAATTAGGCTCTAGCTGTGTTCTAAAAGGCTACCCTGCAATTAGCACTTCAGATGTTATGCTAACACCAGATGGTGGATTTGCCGGTCAAATGAGTAATGTTGTATTTTCTAATACCGCAATGACTGTACATAAAGCCCAAGAATTATATTATGCGGGTCCTGTTCCATCTGCTAGTTTATTTTCTATGATTCCTAGTTGGGTTTGGTATGTAATTATAATATTGATTGTTATTGCAATTCTATATTCGGTGGTCTAAGCAGGGGGTCTAAGCAGGGGGTCTAAGCCCCCAATACCCCCTTATTGGCTTGCAGCCAAACCGCTTAACTCACGCAAGCGTGAGTATTATATTTGATTGTTTTTTAGAAGACATAACATAGTAGAGAAAACAATATAGAAAACAATAGAGAAAACAATAGAGAAAACAACATACTAAAAAAA